GATTAATGAATGCTACAAAGTTGTTCTGATCTACTTTGTTAATAACTACTTTCATGTTTTTTGTGTTTAAATTAAATTATTTAAGCATTATAATTGAATTAGTCATTTTGTTTCATAAAAAAACCTGTCATTACTGACAGGTTGAAACTCTTATGAGTCGGTCCTCCGATTCTATCCTGAGGAGGGGTTCTTATTTACTTCCTACTAGTTTATCTTTGAATTTTATATATTTTCGAGCTACCATGAATCTGATAAATTCATAGATGTCTTTTGGAGCTTCTGCGTCACCGACTGTAGCGATCCATTTGCCACCTTTAAATTGATACGTCCATGTTGTGCCTCCGAATTTAGTTGTTAATATACCATCTTGTATTGGTTTTTCTTTTACTTGAATACCAAGATCTCTTAATGCAGATGCAGCATTTGTTAGAATTTCAGTAGAATACTCTGATGCATTTGAAATAACAGTTTGGTTATCCCATTCGGCAGAAGCACCGGTGCTTCCACTATATCTTCCAATAGATCTTCCATTTCCTGCTGCCGACGCAAAACTCATGTCGTCAGATTCGTTTACGAACTGTTCGAATAATTTAATGTGTTTCATAATTTTGTTTTTTTTGATATACAAATATAATTAATTTATATGAAATAAAAAAATATATTTAAGATTATTTTATTATATATCTCCTTAAAACATAAAAAGGGCAGGAATAGTAGCGAACTTGTTTCCTGCCCAACCCGTTAACTAAAACGGTCCTAAAACGTGACTGTGTTTCAAGCCACCGGATCTTCTATGCCTCACAGCTGCTGCATTCAAGAATGTCTCTTGCGAATGATTGTGCTGAACTTTGACTAAATTGATAATATAAAGTTTTAACACCTTCTTCGTGTGCTGCTAAATACAATTGATTAATATCTTTAGCTGGTACACTTGGATGAATCATTAAATTTAAAGATTGTGACTGATCAATGAACTGTTGTCTTTGAGCAGCTTGTGTAATCAACTCTCTTGGTGTAATTTCAATAAATGATTTAAAAACTGCTTTAGTTGGAAAATCTAAGTGTTGAACTGAACCATCTTTCTTTAAGATTCCTTCCCAAACGTCTGTTGTATTTAAGCCATACTTTTCTAATTCTTGAATTAAGAAAGGATTCTTATAGATTGTTTTAGATTTAGCTAAATCTTTTACAAAATAATTAGATTTAATTGGCTCAATTCCCATTGAAACTTGACCATGGATAAATGAACTTGATTTTGTTGGAGCAATTGCAACTAAAGTTGTATTTGCAAATCCTTCTCTTAAAGAAGTGTAACCTCTTTCGTCATGCAAAAATTTAGAAGCTGATTCAGTTTTTTCTTTAAGTGTTTTAAAGATCTGATAATTTAATTGTTTTGCCTCTAAAGATTCAAATTCAATCAATTTAGATTGAAATAATGAATGGTAACCTAATACGCCTACTCCTAAAGCTCTATGTTGAGATGCAAATCTATGTGCTCTTGACATACCTGGCATGTTGTAAGATTTCTTAACAAACTCATCCATTACTGCGTTTAAGAACAATGTGTAGATTTCAATGGCATCTGTGTCTTTTAATTCATCCCAATGTAATAGGTTAATAGAACCTAAACAACATACAAAAGAATTAAAAGAGTCTGTTGGCAATTGAATTTCAGAACATAAGTTTGAAGCTGTAATTTCAAGACCTAATGCTTTGTATGGTGAATTGTTATTGGAATTATCTTTAAACATAATGTAAGGAAAACCAAACTCATTACGTCTTTGAATTACTTTAGCCCAAATTTTACGTTTTTCTGCATCTCCAGCTTTCATTTCTTCAAGCCATTTGTCAGTTACAGTAACTCCGTATTGTAAATTTTGAATAGGATTTCCTTCTGTTCCCATATCCAAGAATTCTAAAATATCATTGTGTTCTACTGGTAACCAAGCTGCACATGCACCTCTTCTTGCTTCTGATTGTTTACACACATCAACTGTAGTGTCATACATTCTAGCATAGTGGACTGGTCCGTCTGCTGTTCCACCTGTAGAAATTTTAGCTCCTCTTTCTCTAATGTTTCCTAAGAAAATTGAAGTTCCACCTCCATATTTACTCATCATTCCAATTTCTCTAGAACCATTTAAGATACTATCTAAAGTATCATCGACGTTTGATCCGTAACAGCTAATTGGAAGTCCTTTGTCTTTTCCGAAGTTAATCCAAACTGGTGTTGAAAGACTGTAAAATCCTCTAGACATGTAGTCTTCGAATTTGTTAGCAAAACCTTCAATTTTTAAATACTTTTCTGCTTTGTTAGCAATGTCCTTGATTCTTTGTTCAGGCGTTTCAGTGATGTAGCCTCTTGATAAAAATGTGCGACTGTCTTCATTTAGCCAGTAGTATTTCTTATAATCCATTTAATTTTATGTTTTGTTTTTTAGAATAAATCGTCTTCTGTAATAGACTTGCTTTTTTTGTTATAATCGATTTGTTTTTTGTAAAAGAAATCGCCTTCTTTGGTTGAAAGAATTTCTACATCGAACCATAACGTCTTTTCAATCTCTTGAAAATCTACATCAAATACAGGTTTCATACCAATTCTTTGTAATGAATTGTTAAATCTGTTTTGAATAAACTGTTGAATCGTGTTTTTTGACAAGAAGCTTAATTCACCCTTCTCAAAGATCCAGTCTAAAATCTTACATTCGGCAATATAAGCTTTCTTACATGCGGAATCAATTAATTGTTCAAACTCTTCGTCGAACCATTCTGGATTTTCTTCTTTGATAATGTTAATAAGTTCTGAACCAAAATTACCATGAATTTCTTCTTCTTTTGAAGTAGCCTCAACTACATTCGAGATACCTTTAAATAGGTTTTTCTCTTTGTTAAAGCTCATCATGATTAAAAATTGACTAAATAGACTCACGTGTTCGATGAATAAAGAAAATAATAACACTGATTTTGTGTACATTTTATTGTCTTTGCTTCTTGTGCCGTCTAAATATTTTGATAGATATGCGATTCTATCTTTAATAGCTGGAATTTCTACAACGCTTTGGAATTCTTCTTCAAGACCTAAAACTCGTAGTAATTGAGCGTACGCGTCTTTGTGTCTTACTTCAGATTCTGCAAATGTCATACCAACATCTCCGATTTCTGTGATAGGCATTCTCTTATAAAGATCTGCCCAAAATGTTTTAACATTTACCTCTATTTGTGCAATAGCCAACATCGATCTTTTAATTACTTCTCGTTCTTGATCTGTGATTTTAGTTTTAAAATCATCAATGTCTGTTGTAAAATTAAATTCAGTATGGATCCAATATGAGTGTCTGATTGCATCCTTATATGCTAATAAAGAAGGGTATTCGTATGGTAAAATATTTACTCTTTTTTGAAAAATATTGCTCATGTTTGTGTAAAGATTTTTGTTTTTTGTTGGTGTTAGTTATATATTATTGTTAAATATGTATGAGCTTATTGACCTGCTTTTTCAAGTGCTTTTATTTTCTTTTTTATTTCTTCTGCTTTGTGAAAATATTCATAGGACATTCCCTTATACTCTTTTCGCTGTGAATAAAGATCTGATAATATTTTTTTAAGAATAGAATCTTCGTTTTTATAAACAACTCCGTTTTCACAAACAATAACATTTTTATCTTTACGTCTTTCTTCTATTTTAGAAGATGGCACCTTTTCGATAAAAGCATCTGGAGAAACATTAAACTGCCTCATAATAGATGGATATAGTGAAGCGTAGTCAAATGCACTTACTCCTTCATAAAAACCAACGATAGGCTCTTTAACAAATGCTCCAGCAAATTGACCGTCTTTTTTATTATCTTCTCTGGCTTCAGTTCCAATACGTTTACCTTCAGACGCAATTTTTCTTGCAATCAAGGCTTCAGTTACTGCTACTGGTGAAGCTGCTTTATATAACGGCATTTTTGTAATAGATGCAAGAGTGATAAGTACATCCATTGATTTTAATTTTTTATCAATGTAATAAACTAAGATGGAGTCAATTACGTTATAGTAGATGTATTTAGTAAAGTTATCTCTATATAAATCTTGTAATGATCCTGTGAATTTAATCTTATTAGTACCTAATACTTGACTAGAAACGTAATCCAAAGAGTTTGACTCTTTTACTTTAACAGATCTATCATATTTGTCATATAACTGCATGTAATCTAGAATTCCCATGTGCAATGGTCTACTGTCTTCTGGATCTAATGATCCTGTCCTGGACGAACCAACTATATCGATCTGTAGATGTTTACATCGATTTACAATATACTGCCAGTCATAGTTAATGAAGTTCCAGCCAGTCATCATAGGAAACTTAGGCATAAATTTATAAACGAAAGTATAAACCATGTCATACTCTGTTTTAAATTTAATATATTGAAAGGTCCACTCATCACCGAATTTTTTCATGTACTCGTTAGTGTCATCTTCAATCTTTTTAATTTTATCGGACTCTAAGTCTTCTAAACCTAATACGATTACCTTTTTGTCTGGTGTAACTATAGAAAAAGCTAAGATTCTTGATTTAGCTTCTTCAGCCTTTGGAAAGCCATCGACAATTTCAGTTTCAATATCGACGAAATATGTTCTAGGTGAATTGTATTCGTAAATAACTTCTTTGTCTTTTTCTGGTAAGCCGTCCATAAAATAAACTAATGAAAATTTATTAAATTGTCTAGCTTGTGAAAGTTTCACTGAACGTCCATCCCAGTTTTTAAAATCTCGACTAGCACCAGCTTCTTTAGGATCACAAACATACCAATTTTTAAATTGTGTTATTGGATAACGTTTAAAATCTACTGTGCCTTCTTTGTTGAAATATGAAACTATAATTTCCTTCTCTCTTTGTTCAATGTCTAATAGCATGTTAATATCCGCGTTGTTGGCGTGCTTTATTTTCAGCTGCCTTTGTGAAGTAATAGTTATATGCTGTTTTCGCGTCTAAGCCAATGGAAGCTGCGTAATTGATAAAGAAATGCAGAATATCGATCCATTCCATATACAATTCTTTTTTATCACCTTCAGAAAGATCTGCAACTTTTAAAGTGTCATACTTGGCGAAATCTTTTTTCCAGTATTTCCAAACTGCGTTACCGCTACCGTCTTTAATACCACCTAAAGCGTCTGTCATCTCGTGAATTTCATCAATCACAGCATGCGTATTTACATGCCAAAAATTCATGACTTCTCTAATTGTCATATCTTCAAACTTAATTCCATAAGTCTTTTCCTGCATCTCTTTTTGATGCTCCATTATATCTGCTAAATGGGTCGTAGATTCATCATAGAAGTCATTAACTTCTAAATCTTTGCATTCGTTGTCTATGTTTGCCATGTTCTTATTTTTCAGGTTATATTTAAAAAGGCTTAATTGTTTCTATTGAATTATTTAAAAAATGTATTGGTTTTTAAATCTGACAAAGCAGATGCTATAACTTGATGCATGTCATAGTACTTGTATTCTGCTAATCTTCCACCAAAAAATATATTTTTTATATTACTTGCGCTTTGTTTATATTTTTTAAAAATAGATGCGTTACGCGTATCATTGACCGGATAATAAGGTTCAACGCCTCTTCTGTAGTCTACTGGATATTCCCAAGAAACTACTGTATCTTTTTGATTTTTAAAATTAAAATGCTTATGCTCTATAATTCTTGTATATGGAATAGTCGCATCTGTATAATTTACAACAGCATTACCTTGAAAGTCTTTATTTTCTATGGTCTCTGTTACAAAATTGACTGTCTTATATTCTAAATCGCCATACTTGTAATTAAAATAGGCATCTATTGGTCCTGTGTAAATTATTTTATCTGCTTTAGAATTCCAATAATCTCTGTCTTTTAGATAATCTTGATTTAATTCTACGTCTATACCTTCTAACATTTTTTCAAATAGACTAGTGTAGCCATCGACTGGAATACCCTGATATTTGTCGTTAAAATAATTATTATCCCATGTAAAACGTACTGGCAATCTTTTAATTATTGAAGCTGGTAAAAGTTTAGCTGATTTCTTCCACTGCTTTTCAGTGTAACCTTTAATTAGCTTTTCGTAAATATCTGTGCCTACTAAAGAAAGCGCTTGTTCTTCTAAATTTGTAATCGGACCAGTGTATCTTTGTGAATCTATAATTTTTTTAGCTTCCTCTGGTGTTTTAGTTCCCCATAATTTATAAAAAGTCCACATTGAAAATGGAAGAGAATACATCTCATCTTTATAATTAGCTATTGGCGAATTTTTAAAATTGTTAAATTCTCCAAATTGTTGGATCCATTGCCATATAGCTTTATCGTTTGTATGAAATATATGAGCTCCGTATTGGTGAACGTCAATATCATTTACTTTTTTGGTATATGCATTTCCACCAATGTGATTTCTTTTATCAATCACGAGTACTTTCTTGCCTAAACGGCTCAGTTCGTATGCACAAACTGAGCCGTAAAAACCTGCGCCGACTATTAAATAATCGTAATTCTTATTAAGCATCTTGTAATTTTGCTTCTAAATTTTTAAAATGATTTAAATTGTCAATAAGTCTTGGCTTAGAGTGTTCAAAGTCTGGATCATTAATAATTTGATTAATTAATTTAACGCCTTCTTCAACTCTATTGGTCCAAAAACAAGCAACTGATAATTCATCATTGACATATTTACCATAACAATTAGATGTTACAAATAATAAATATTTACTTTGTGCATATTTTAAAGAGATGTCTTTAGCTTTTTTCAAATAGTCATAAGCCAATTCGTGATTTCCTATTTTATTTAAATAAGTACCCAAATAAAAATATGGTTCAGCTCTATCTGGTGAAATTTCTATAGCCTTATTCATTTCATCAACAATTAAATTTGGATCTGAATCTGGTATAGCCATCAAACATCTTGAAATTCTCATTTGTGCTTCAAATCTTTCTTCGCTCCAAGTATCTTTTAATCTTGTGTAAAGCCTATTCCATTGTAAACCTTCTATCATCATGTTAGAATCCATATAACTCTGTGCACAGTAGAAAGCTGATCTATGATTTAATCCATCTGGATCATCTACCAAAGTATCGAAAAATTGTTTTTTCAATCTTTCAGCATCGTAAAAATATTTCTTAGGATCAAATGCTCTTGAACCAACGGGATCACATATAACCCAACCTCTGGTTGATAAATCTCCTGTTGAAAAATGAGGTCTCTCAATGCATTTGATTATTGTGTGCGCTGTTCCACAGAATTTCCAATGCAATCTATTATTATAAATAACGGTTGCTTTATAAGTTGCTGTTCCACGTTTCATAGTCATGTGATATGCATCTTCACCAGCATCATCGTTGGTAAAACTAAAATCGCCTGCTAAAATATCATCAGCGTCCAAGTGTAATACATAGTCTGTTTTACCATGTACATATTCCATCATCATGTTTTTATTCTTGTCAAAACCGAACCATTCATCGTTATGAATTTCTCCTGGAATTCCAGTGCGATCCATAAATTCTTGGACAATTTCTAATGTTCTATCGGTAGAACCGTTGTCGGCAACTACAAGATAATCAATGTAGGGTGCAACAGCATCAAGAACTTGTCCTATGACGTGTTCTTCGTTTTTACACATGGTTGCAAATGCTAATGTTGGTCTGTTCATAATTATTATTTTACGTCTATGATTTCGCCCCATTCTCTTTGGGCATTGATTGATTGTTTAGTATCTTCATTTTCTGGCTTAGGGTTACCACCGACATTCCAGAACCAAGCTCCCGGGCTTCCATTTTTAAGCATTAATTCCCAAGCTTTAGCATCATAATTTAATGCACTTGGAAATGGTGGTTCAAATTCAGTGGCTACGTTTTGGCTAAATTCTTTTGGATGTGACCAAATAGTTGCTCTACCTCTTTCGCCATCTTTGATATTTCTAGCTACTGCAACTCCATTAAATTCTGCGTTAGGCCATGCAATTTGCAAAGCTCTGCCTAAAACACCAGTTGAAATAGCATGCCAAACTTCTTTAGGTTCACCATGTACTTGTGCCATGTCATAAGCTACTTTAACTGCGGCTGCTGTAACTAATTCGTGTCTTAAACCAAGTGGTATAAAAAAGCCATTGTTTTCTTTGGCCCAATCAGCTGCAATCTTATTAAGATTTGGCATGGCTGCAATTCTACGAAATTTCATATCTGCGCCTCTTTCAATACAAATAGCTTGATGATCTGAAATTTCTTTTTGACTTGGACTAAAAAGAACTAGTTTTTTATTGTATTTCTCAGCTAAATAAGCTAAAGAAATTCCAGCAAATCCGTATCTTGGCTGTACATAAACTAAAGTATCTGATGGACAACTTTGAACTAAAATATCGCCAAAGCGACACTTAGAACCAAAGCCCATTAAATCTTCTCTAACTACATTAAAGCCATTGTGTTCTTTTACAATAGGAGCTGGAAATGGATCTTGCCAATCTCCTGCTAATTCCAACCAAGCATCTCTGTTTGGGTAAGCTAAATTTAAGTCTTGATTAAAACTACTTTTTGTATGATTATTGTGTGACATTTAATCTTTTTTAAGTGAAAATGATTCTGGAAATATCCAAGTATAAGGTATTCTTTTTGTTGGTGATTTAACACCGTGTGAAATTGCAATGTGTTTATAAAAGAAACATGTTTTATCTTCTATGTTTAACCATTTTTGGCTTGTCATTGGATTCTTAGGATGATTAACTAAAGTTTCCATTTGTTCTAACCACAACTCAGCATATTTATTCTCGGCAATAAATTCGCCGTTTTTACCGATAGTATACTTAACTTTACCGTTAACATTAGCACCGCTAAAAACTTGTTGCATGCCATCAAAGTGTCCTGTTCCACCATATAATGGTGTTTCTGGATCTATAATATGCGGATACGCCATGGCTAAATATCTAGCTGCATTTTTACATGGATATAAAGGACTTCTAAAGTTTTGATCCTCTTTAAAATACTTCTCCATGATTTTAGCAAACTCCATCATTGTATAAGGTCTGTCTAAATTCTCTAGAACGTGTGACATTTTTTTTGCCGCTCTTTTTGGACCCCATAGAAGCCACTCCTTAACATCTGTGCCCTTTGGATAGTATATCTGAAACAAATCATTGCGTGCATGTCTGTTATCTTTAAAATGCTTCTTAAGAGCTTCTTCGCCATCATTGATTAACATTGTTAAAGTTCCCCAATGCTCATTAGTAAATGAAAACACCAAAGTATACCAAAGTCTTTTCATTGGATCAGTCACATCTTTCATTAAATCGCAAAAAGGATGTTCATGCCAGTGTAATCTGTGTGAAAATATCTGATAATCTTCAGCTAATAATTTGTCTTGTCTTTTATCAAAGGCTTCACAAAACTCAAAGAATTTATCGAAACGTTCTTCTTGAGTCCAATCTTTCATCCAAGATTCAATAGGCTTGCCATTTTTCATTTTAACATCAGCCGTATTTGGATATTCAATGTTTGTATAATGAACACCTTCGTCTTCAAACAAAGATTCTGCATGCTGATATTTCTTTTTTGCTTTTGGTAATTCGCAAGCATCTGGTCTTATAAAATCTTCTGCTAATAGAGTATTCATTATTTGTATATTTTTTTAACCATTTCTTTATATTGATCTACTGTTAGACCAGCTTCTACTAAAATTTTATCATCTGATGGGTGACTAGTCATTCCATTAAACGTCTTAACTATACCTAAATCTAACATGGCTTTTTGTCTACCAAATGGATGGTCTTTTATTACGCTGCTATTCCAGACTGTGTCCATGTCTACGTGGTTGTAATCTTTTCCTGGTCTTAAGTAGTTTTCGATCCATCTGATATAATCACAGGCCACATCTTCTGCGTTATATGGCAGCGATCCTGTATCATTATAGATCTTAGTCATAACTGCGTCTAAGAATTCTTCTCCTTTTTTATTACCTTTGCCACTTTCAGGATCTGCTAAATAACCAATACATTCTACTGCGTTTGTTCCGTAATAAAACATAGATTCTCTAACAACATATTCTGGGTACCAATCTGCGATGTCTGCAATAACTGCAGCATATTGAAATCTATAAGCTCTTAAACCATTATCATAGTTCCATTTAAAAAGCCATTCACCTAATTCTCTAAGTTGTTTCTTTTCTCCAGTTGTTAAATATGTTGCTAATTCTCTAGCTAATCTTGGCGCAAATTCGCAAAGATAATAATCTCCACCTCTTTTGTAAGTGTATTTTACTTCATTAGAAAAGCCTGTCATACCGACAAACAAATCTTCTGAATTAGTTTGATTTTCTGGTGGCTTTGGAAAGGCTGGAAATTGATAACCAACTGAAGTATAAAATGGATATTGGTGTGATTTAATCACTTCGCACATATCTTCTATCGTATCACATTCATGTAAATGAAATAAGATTGTGTTGTGATAACCAGAAGGTTTAGTTGCATAATTAATGCCAGAACCTGTAACTCTGTGTAGAATAAAAAGATAAAGCCATTCTTCTAATCCAAATATTTTCTGCTTTCCTGTCCAGTTTTTAGCAACTTCTTCTCGTTGTGTTGTGTAAATGCCATTTTTCATTTTATCCCAATAAGGATGCTCTGGTGTCCAACCATAAAAAATATCGTTTACGATTTGAGAAAAACCTGCATATTTTCTTTCAACAACATCATAAAGTTCTATGTGCTCCATTAAAGAATCGCCCATATTACTTTCCATATATCCAACTGTTCCTAAATTACAAAGATCTTGCTGCTTTTGTGCAAGATCAAAGTATCTTATAAACTCGTCGTAATATCTTGTAGTTTGAATTTTCATTATGCGTTATGCTTTTCAAAAATATCGTAATAGTCTCCTTCAGCTTTTACACCGACAGTACGCTCTAATTCTTTATTTGATTCATCTACTAAAATAACAGTAGGCACGCTTCTAATTCCAAATTGTGCTGATAACTCTTCGTTCTCATCTACGTTAATTTTTTCAACAGTGTACTTTTGGCCAACCTTTTCCATAATTGGTCCTAACGTTCTACAAGGTCCACACCAAGGTGCAGAAAAATATAAATATTTCATAAATTTATGTTTGCGTCTTAAAATAAAGACATTGTTTTCTTTTCTAATCTTTTGTTTGGGCAATTTGCTGCCATGTCCCATCGATAATACTCTCTAGAAATATGAACAGATTTTGGTTGTTCCATCACATCAAATGTTAATTCACCTTTATCATTAAAATAAACATCCGAATGTTTGTAAACTTTCCAATTATTTCTTTTGCACATTTCATCAATATAGTTATTGATTTCTTTAGACAATTGAGTACGTTCTAACCAAGAGCCATAAAATGGAGTGTCTTTATAATAACCTGTTTTTGGTAAAACTCTTGATTCATTTTCGATTGGTAAAACATGGATCAATTCGATGTTACTAACTCCGTTTTCTTGTAATGATTTAAGTTGTTGCTCATAATTTTTCATCATGATTTCAACTGCATTTTTAGGATTAGCTTGTCTCATCAAGTGATGTCTAACATCAATATTACCCATATAACACGTTAGTGTTTTTATCCACGGATAAATGTAAGAATCTAATCCTCTTTTAAGAGCGCCGTGCATTGTTAAACCATCGTGTCTTTGACACATATAACCAGCTTGATACATTCCAAATGAGTGACTATCACCAAAACAAAGCTTGTCTGTTTTTTCAATATGATCTATTTTAGGAATGTCATTGGCACAAATACCTTTGATCAAATCAATATCTTGTTCTAAAGTCTTAAACAAATCTGTACCTGTTTTTAATCGTTGTTCAATTAAAGCGCCAATACATGGCATCTCATGATGTAAACTGTACATCTTAACTTTACTCTTAATGCGAATTATTTGATTGTATAAATCATCATTAGCTCCTCCAAAAATATTAAAGTTGCCTTTGAATTCCATACCATGATCGATTAAGATAATGTCATAGTTATTCCAATCAGTTTCGTTTGATGTGATAACATCTACGCTTTCAAATCCAGCATTTGTCAATTGATTGGCAATCATAAAACACCACGCAGATTTATGTGAACTAATCTTAGGGCTTAATTTACCAACAAGAGCTGAAATACCAATCTTAGCTGATTTGTCAGTAACGTAGTCTGTAAAATAACTAAACTCTTGATTATTCATTCGTAACTGGTTTTTCAGTGTCTTTATAACCGAATTTTTCAACATAATTATCTAGAGCACCTAAGTAAGCTACTGCATCTAATAAATTATCTTGTTTGTAGTTGTATGAGTGACGACTTAATTTTAATGCAACTAAAGCTGCATACATGTCACTACCAGAAAAATCTTTACCAGTCATACCACTGGCAATTTGTGCGGCTCTGCGCATACCTTCTTCAAATGGACCATATTGACGTTCTTTTTCTTCAGAGCGTTCATTAATAATCTTGTTTGCTTGGTCTAATATGTTCATAGATTATGTTTTAGATATTATATTTATACGAATTAATTTGTTTCAGTTTTTGGCCAACCACCTAAAGGCATAATTTTACCATTGTCGATTGGACCATTTTCATTTACCCAGTCTTCTCTACCCGAGGCAACTCCCATAACTTTAATAAAGCCACATGTAAATGCTTTTACTTTATCTATGGCCATTTGAGCATCTTCAGCCATTACACAAGCAACGAAATCAGACTTATTGCTCCAGTTTGGAACTAATAGCATTTCATCTTTGTAATGTAAATAATAAATTGTATATGGTTTCATTATTTTTTAATAAGTTTAATTCCACATGAACTATAACAAGACTCCCATCCACCTGGTCTATTAGATCTAAATTTATTCTTATTTAAAAGATTATCTTCATCTCTAGTAATCCAACATACTCCACTATAATTTGATAGAGCCATTTCTATTTCTTCAAAAGATTTACATTTAACCAACGTTTGATAAAATTCATTCAAAGGCGTTGTATGTTCCCATACGATCATAGATTTATTATTAATCTTACCGAAAATATTTCTGTCAGTCCACATTAAATCAAATGGATTTTTAGTACCATCTATATTTAAGTTTTGAACTGCCTCTGAAATCATTTTAACAGGTTGATCACTCCATTTTTTTAAACAATCTTTTAAAGCTTCTTTAAGTTTCTTTTTAGAATAATCGTCGCTTGCTTTATTATAGCATTGAACTGCAGTCCATATAAGAGGTGCAAAATCTTTATCTTGTGTATTCATTTTTTTATTTCTTTTAATTATGTAGTAAATATACAAAAAAAATCTCAAATATAAAAATATTTTAGCAACTTTTTTAATAAATAGTTTGTCGAATAACCGACTCAAATAAACTATTGATAACCAATGGCTAAAGCTTCTTCTCCAAACGGTGGCGCTTTTCAAAAGACTAAAAAATCTGGTAAAGCATCAAAGAAACAATCTAACAACAAGCACTCTAAAAACTACAAGAAAAAGTATAGAGGACAAGGTCGTTAAATAAAAAAGTCTAACCAACGGTTAGACTTTTTTTAGTATTTAAATATGTGTTTATTAATTTAGTAATTCTTTGTAATTCATCTGCATTAAAATTAGAATTTACAACAGAAGCTAATACGAATTGATCTATCATTCTTTTACAAGTTTCAAAATGTTCTTCTGTATTAGAAGTATCTACGCATTTGATTATTTTATCAATAGCTGCATGCGACCACCTTTCATAATCTACTTTAAATATTTTAAATATATCCATATCTTTATAAAATAAAAAACTCAGTTTTTATACTGAGTTTTTTTAATTTGTTTATTTAAAGCTTTCCATACTTTTCGAAAATAAAAGATTCGTATGATTTCGCTAGCTTTTTCTCGCGTTTCTTTTTCTTCTTCTTTTCTTTTTCGTATTCATCATCGGCATCACCTCTACCGGCTGGTTTATCTCCAGAACCAACAGCACCTGTGCCTAAATCTGGCAAAGCTATTTTGCCCATACCCATACCTGGCATTCCAATAGATTGCGGTCCGCTCGAACCAGTTGCAAAACCCATAGATTCGTTTGAGTCTGATTCTACAGTGTCTGGTAAACCTTCATGCGGCGTAGTAGCATAATCTTTAAGTTGTTCGATACTCATTGAATTAACAAGTTCTTTAACTTTATCTTTATACTCTGCACCGACTTGAGCAATATCCATGTAACCCTGCTTAACTGAATAAGCTAGTCCCATTAATCTTTGTTGTGCTTTTGATTTTGCTGGCATGTTTGTGTTTTATTTTATAGGATAATATCACCTAATTTTAAAATAGATAATGCATTTTCTAAGTTTTTAGGACTTAAACTATTAAATACAAGTTCTTTGACTTGGTGCGATGCATCGCTTTTATATTCTTTATTACTACCGTCAATTGCTTTCATAGAACGCATACCGTCTGCTACTTTGGCCCAACCTTCAAGATCTTTTAATTTTTGATTACCTTCGGCGTGGTTATCGAATAAATCTGAATCAGTCTTATATATAAATTGCATAGAAATATAGCTATTATTATGTCCTACGTGAACTGCAATAATTTCAATTTTAGCATTTTTAAGACCTTTACTTGCACCTGGACCTCCCCAGTTTCTACCAACCATTTTTTTAAGTTCTTCTCCGTTGATAGTTTTACCAACCGCGTCTTGTAAAACTTCTAACACTTGTTGTGCCTTTTCATCTATGTTTTTAGGTGTCACTCTACCTAATTTAACTTCAGCTCTAGCTTCGTTAATAAATTGTTCGAATAATTGAATGTGTTTCATTTTATATTTGTCTATTTTGTTCTTTGTTTATTACCAGATATAAGAGAATGATTCTATTTTATCAAGTCTGTCTTTAAGTTCTTTAGCTTTTTGTTCAACTTCTCTTTTATACCAAGATTCTGCTTCACCATATTTAGCAACTGAATCTTCTTGTTGTGCAACAACACGAACATATCCAGAATAATCATCTAAAATACGCTGCATGTGATTAGCAACATCTGCTAATTTAGCTTCAGCGCCTTTTGCATTTGTACCTACGATAATTTCACCATAACGTCCTTTAGTTTGTTTAGCTAAACCGTCTTTGATTTGTTCAGACATTCTTTCGATTGCTTTTGAAACTAAACTGTCCATTGGCATTTGAGTGGCTTTCTGAGCAATGATTTGATTATATCTTGCCATGTTTTCAGCTTTAAAATCTTTATCTGATTTAAATGCAATTGCACCTTTTTTAGCTGCTGCTCTTTCTGCTCTTTCAGCTTCTGCTGAATATTTTTGTCTCAATAAAGATGTATTGATTACAATTGCTCTATCAGCTACTTCTGAAATTCTTTTAACATTGTAAAGTCCTGTTGCATCCCATCCGCTGTATTTTTTATTAATACCGATTGAATCACTTGGATTATTATCAACTTGTTTTAATGTTCTATTTTTTGGATTTCTGTCCCATCTTCCACCAGTCCAAACGTTATCATAGAATTTATTATCTCCTGAAGCTACAGCCAATAAATAGCCTTCACCTGGAATTGTTTTACTTGTATAATATGCATCTGAAGGTGCATACGTATTTGGTTTTTCTACATCAGAGATATAAAAAACAATAGAGCTTTCTAATTTGTTTTTGTATGCTAATGCAGGCGTTGTAGTAATTAAATCTTCATCTTCAATTTGATCTAATTTTAATTTAGTAGCTCCGTAAAATGCTTTTGCTAATGTAGCATCAAATTTACCTTGTCTTGTAAATAAACCAGCTAACATAGATGATTTAAATGATTCTGAAACTAATTCAAAAGACTCATCAATTGAATTAACGAATTCAGAAAATGATTCATAAATGAATTTAGTTTTCATATTTGTATTGTTATTTTCGTTTGTTTTTAAGTTGCTATTAACATCTTCCGCTTGAAAAAGAGCAGCTGCTATTTTTTGACCAGATTTTGTTAAACCAACTTTATCTTCTTGTATATTAAAGAAGGTTGAATTTCTTCTTAACCATCTTTTAGAATCTTCTGTTAAACCAGAAACTAAAGTGTCAAATTCTTCTTTAGTTAATTCACCGTCTTTTAAAGCTTCGATGATTTTATTTCTAACAGCAGCATACTTTCCAGTTGTTTTAGCTGGATAATTTTCAGTATATTGTCTCTTTAAAGTAATTTTAGATTCTGTTACTTCTTCAGATTCTTTAATAGGCTTTTTTAAACCTTTAATAAAATCTTCAACTGAAGAATCAGAAGTTCCATAAATTTCATTAGGTGTTACTGCATGATTAACAACAGAACCGTCATCATAAATATTATATGAACCGCCATCATATTCTTCTCCGTTATAATCTAAATCAAAAGAATCTTCTTCTAATGTTCTAAGATTAACCGTTACTTTAGCGTTATCAGTCTTTGACATTGCTTTAGCTAAAGTTTCTGCAACCTTTTTAGTTTGAGCTTTAGTTAAACCAGCTGGAGCTCCAAATTTAGAAGCTTCGTCTAATTCGTTAGATTCACTAATTGCACTTTTAGCAGCGCTAACGATTTTTGATTTGTTGTTTTTACCAAAATACCAATACATTCCTGCTACCGCACTGTCATCGCATTCTCCTGCAATAATTGCATCAGCTGCTTGTCTACCCGCTTTGCTATTTAATAAAGCTACAGCTTCAACATCTTTAAGACCAAATTCTTTCATCAAGTCTTTAACAGCTGCATCAAATATTTCGTATGCTATTTTTTCATTATGCGCATCTTCCATAGCGCCAAAGAAGCCATACGCTGTATTGATGTCATCTTTGCTATATTTCTCATTAAGAAAGTTTTGAAAATTCATAGTTTTTATTATTTTTCTTTATCTATATATTAAGATAATATTATTCTGTTGGATTTTTAATGCTTCTTTCAACAAATTTTAAACTTGAAATTGAAATTGCAGTTGGAACAAAATCAGTTGTTACATTAATAGCATCTTTTCTAAATACGATATATGTTAAACCTGCATGGATTTGATCAACTGCTTTTTGCATATCATTATCTAAGTCCTTTGGATTTCTAACGTATTTTAAACGCTTTAATTCTGATAAAACATAGGTATCTGTTTGATCTGCTTTAGCAATATGGAATGTGATTGTATCTCCAGAAACATCAGATGGATCTAATAAATCAATGCTTAATTCAATTGGTTTTACATTTGGACCTCTTAAAATAACATTAGTGTAGCCATGCATGAAATTTTGAATTTGACTAGCTTGTTGATAAAAATTTCTAAAATTAGCTAAATCAGAAAGATTACATTCTCCTGATAAAATAACGTGTTGTCTATTTAATAAAGCATTAATAGATGATACTAGCTCTGGTGTAAAATATAAAGATACATCAAATTTAGAACGTGTTGAAAACCCTGTTAGTTTATCAAGTCTTCTTAGAGTATCTACTAATTCTTTCCAGAATTCAAAGTTACTTACTTTAGAACGAACACCTGCTAAAATAGCTGCATTTCCTTGTCCTGAATAATCTTTAACTTCGTATTTATCTTTACCGATTTTAACGTCAAAGCTTTCACTACCGCCTTGGATTTCAGCACCTTTAATCATCCATGCGATTAATGGTTCTCCACGACCTAAACCTCTCGAAGGAATACAATCGAATAATCTACCTAATACACTACCTTTATTTGAATACATCGAAATCGTTAATTCACTTGGAGATTTTAAAGAAGCTAAACTGTTTGCTAATTCAATTGAATCTTTTGGATTTAAACTAGCTATAAAATTAATAAGTGCTGCAGATGCTTGTCCATTAGGGTACAAAGATGCAAAATTTATATAATCTTGAATTTTACCATTCTTTTTGATTTGATCGATTAAAACCATGTTACGATGCTGAGAACCTGGAGCATTTACTTCTCCATTTAATGAATCATTTGCAGCTTCATCTATTGCTCTAAACATTTCGTTTTTATTTAATTGACTAGCAAATTTTGCTCTAATGTCTCCGTGCGTTTGTGCCATTTTTATTATTTAATAATATTAGTATTTAATTTAAATTGTTCAAAAGTTAATACATCCGCACTTGCTTCTGTTTCAACAGCTTCTGAAATTTTTAATGAAGTTTCTAACTTTTGTTTAAGTTCATTAAATAAAGGACCTAACGCTTTAGGTGTCATTTTATCAAAAGTCTTTTTATCATTAGCTAATAAAGCTTCTCTAACTTTAGTTGCTGAAATATCTTCATCGTCTCTTTTGATCTCATATAAACCAAACTCTGGTAAAACACCAAGTTCATCTCTATATTTGTCATTGTTTACTTGATAGCCATAAGTTTTGAAACGATCTGTGCCTGTTCCCCATAAAACTGGTTCATATTTAGGTCTCATTTCATTAAACATCAAATCGATACCAGCTGATGGAATTACAAAAATCTCTTTTAAGAAAGGATATTGCTTTTGCACTTGCATAAACATTTGAATTTGTGTTTCTGTATCAAACGGTCTTTTAACGGCATCGTCTTTTTGAGCCTTTGCAGCTTTAACCAAAAATACTACGACTGGATAACCATTTTGTTTGTGGATTGTTTCTAAAACTTTAGCATGTCCAAGAGTAAATGGTTGGAATCTACCAACAAACATATTTACTTTTTCTTTACCTTGTTCTGAATAATTAATTTTTAATGCTTCGTTCATGTTAGTTTTACTAGCAGAAATCTTATTGTGCATTAAGAAATTATTGAAGTTGTGAATTGCATTTTCATCTGCGTTTTCTACAAATACTTTTTGTTCAATTACATCAATAATCTGATTTAATTGTTCTAAGATATTTGAATTTAACAATGCAGATTCTTTTATTTTCTTTTTAGAAAAAGAGCTTAGCATGATTTTATAAAGTTCAGCTAAAACTGGATTGTCTAAATATTCTAATGTCTTTTCGTTGTCAATGTATTTTGTATTGATATTGAATAATGCAGATTTAGAAAAATCAGCTGCTCCAAAATCAACTCCTACATATTTAGTAGCATTTTCTTTAACATACGAATTGTACATTGCTGAAATCAACTCGATATATCTTTTATCTGACGCTGTTTCTAAAAGCTCAATACTATCTAGGTCTACTGTTGAAAAGAATTCTAACAAATCAACCATTGTAATTTGATACATGTGACTTGCTTCTCTATTGGAAGTTTCAGCTTCATTAGCTGGTTTAAACTCTTCTAATTTAAAACTTTTAATTTGTGTTGAATCTACGAAAGAAACTATTAAACCGTCGATTGGTTTAACCAAATCTTCATTTAAAACGGTTTTATATGCACCTGGATTAAATAGTTTGTAAACGTGGTTGGTGAACGCTTCATTTCCAAATCTTTTAGCGTATGATTCGTTTGACATTGAAAGCAATGTCACTAAATTTCTCTTTTGATCCTCATTTAACATACCGTCGAAAACGATCGATGGTCCTTGTACTTGTAGTTTTTGTGCCCATTCTTTTAGAACCTTAGGATCTGTTAAAACCTTTTTAGCTTTGCCATTAGTTCCTAAAACTTGAATGTGCGTTAATATCATAAAATTGAAAGGCGTTGAATCATATTCAATAGAAGACATATTAGCTTCTGGTAAATATTCAAATCCAAACTTCCAATCACTTGGCATTTGATTTTTCTCGTTTAATGTTAAACTTTGAAAGTGTTTAATTGCATTTTCATATACTGAAGTTAACGTTCTATCTATGATATTCATAGCTTCGTTATTTCCAGATTTGAAATACTCAAAACCTTCCATTGCTCTTCTAACATGAAATGAAGCTCCTGCAATCTTTTCAGTTACAACAACTCTTGACTTTAACATGTCGTTAAATGTATTGGGATTCGTACCTTGATAAAAATCTCTTAATTTTTGTAATGCCATTTTTCTTATTTTTGTTTTACAAATATACTAAATCTATTTGATATATGAAAATATTTATAGATTTATTTTATTTATCTTCCGTATTTTATAATACCCATAAGCTGATTAATGGCAGCAAATGTTCCAGTAAGCTTAAATAATTTACCTTTATATTGAAAAACTAAGCCTTCTGAAGGTACGATAGAATCAATACCGCCGATAGAATCTAATCTAGCTAATTCTTTTTCTACTTTAGCTAATTGAGTTAAATCTCCGTTTTGTTTGATTTTATCAGCCTCTGTTTTAATTTGTGTATGTAGTCTTTGCATTTCTTGAGCTGGATTAGCAACTAAAAGATTAGAAACATTCTTTAACACAACTGAACCTAATTCTAAGAATAGATTTTCAAATGGTAAAATGTTTTCTTTAAATTTCTTTTTAGAATCTTCTTTATCAAAACGTTGAAATTCTTTATATTCAGAGTCAGACATTTTCTTTGCTAAGTCTCTAATATTAAGAGTCTTTTTATCATCAAATGCCCATCTTTGTACTAAGCCTGCTTTATCAATTTCATCTAAATTTGAAAAGTCTTTATCGATAAGCTCTTTCCACCACATTGAGTGATATTTAGAAACTGGATCAGTGTCTTGTAAGTTATATCTTTTTTGTAAAACATTAATCTTATTTAAGAAATAACCTTTCTTTTCTTCAAAATCTATTGATTTACCTATTTGTAATTCCTGAGGTGGAATGATTTCAAATGTTTTTTGTACGTGTGAATTAACTGATTTTAAGGCATTTGCTATTTTACCAGCTAATTTAGAATCAGAACCTATTTGATTACCTTCTCCATCGGTGTGAACCATACCATGAAATTGAATAACATCTTTACCATAAGCGATTACATTTGAATTACCAGAGTAAATTAATTCCATATTCATAAATGAAGTTCCATCATTAAATTCTTGTTGGTCCTTTGCAGATAGTGATTGCAGCGCACTGGCCAAATCTTGTGCAGCGAACGTAAATGTATCTCTAACGCCAGTTGATGGATGATCCTGAAACATCTGTGTGATTCCATTAAGATCTATTGGTTGTTTCATCTGTCCTTTATTTCTAGCGAACATTGCTTGACCATTCTTAACTGTAACAAAGACATTTTGTCCGTCTGTTTTTTCAGTAGGAGCCGCTTCGAAATCTAAACGACCTTCTAAAGCACCATCAATAATGTGTTTGATTTCACCAAATGTAAGAGTTTCATCATCAAATGGGTGCATCATGTGTCCTGCTGCTCCGCCTTCTAAGATAATGTCTGGATATTGTTGATTCCATTTTTCAATAAGGAACTCTGTGTAGTTTAAAAGTGTTTTCATATTAGGAGAAATATAAAAGACCCAAGATTAATTGGGTCTTTTTAATTTTATAGATATTTTAGTTTTCAGTGTTTGATTCTTCAATATAATCTGCAAGATCTTCATCGTCCCAGCCATATTCATCATCTGCTAAAACTGCTTTGAGATCTTTGGTATCTCCGGTTAATTTAACTTCTGGATAACCCGATGGTCCCTTTTTGTTAATTACTTCTAAAGTAACATTGTGTTTCTTTAATAATTTAGCTAAGTTTTTATCTTTAGGGTCTGTAGCATCTACTTCAACAGTAGCTTCATTTGTAACTGATTCTCCTAAAGAACTTGTTAGCATTCCGATAGCTGCGCCGTAATCACCATCAACTTTACTAAGAATTCCTTTGATAACATCTTCTGCTTTAGCTTCATCGAATTCATCTTTGAATGCATCTTTTAAAACTGTCATCGCATATTCTTTAAATTGATCATCTGACGTGATGTCTTCTTCGTTAATTTCTACAGATTCTTGAATTTTTTTAGCAGCTAATTTAGTATCTCTCTTAGAAACATTGTCTGTATAAGAACCATCTCCCCAAAATGCTACGATGGCATTTGTATCAGATGTTGAGTGAAATCCTGATCCTGCATTAAAAACATCTACGAATTGTAAACTTTTTTTGTTTTTGATTAGATCTTTAGCAAAATCGATTGCTTGTTTTTCATTACCGAATTTCTTCATAGCTCTAACGCCATCAGAATAATGAACTTCAAAGCCTTCGTCAACTGATCGTAAAACTAAAGTCATTGATTCCATTGCTAATTCTAAGTCTTTGTCTTTATCTGAAACAACTGCATCTAATTCAGCTTCTAAAGCTTTCTTTTTTGCTGTCATTTCTTTTAAAGTTGTTAATAATGCAGTTTTTGCATCACCTTCAGCTGCTTTCCAACTAGCTGCAGTGTCTTTCATTGCATTAGTAACTTTAGTCCATTCTGTTTGAATTTTATTAATTGATCTAGCTTCGTTTACGTCATCGCTTTCGATTGATTCATTGGATTCTTTTAAAGAATCTACTAAAGATTTTAATTCAGCTTTTAAGCTTGAATCTAAACCTCTTTCAATACCCCAGTTAATAGATGCTTTAATTAACATATACAGCGGTAAATTTCCGTATTTTTTACCAAATGGAGAAGTTTTAATCCAATCTATGGCGTGTTGTGCTAATTCTTTTGACATTTTAACACCATCTGCTTTAGAAGAATCTCCATCTACAATAGCTTGAAGTAATTTGGTAGCCATTCCGTGTGAACCTTCAGTTAATGCTGATTCATACACGCCTTCAAATTTATCATTGATTCTGTAAGCGATGTAGCCGATAATTTCGTCTAATTCAAAGCCTTCTTCGTATAGATCTTCGATGACTGCTTTAGAACAATCTATCAAAGCTTTCATTTCTTTGATTGGTACTAAACCGCCCATTCTACCGATAGCTGATCTAGAAACATTATAGTTTGCTTCGAATACATCATCAATTACATCAAATTCAGATGCGTTATCTTCTTTAACTTTGTAAATTTTACCGTCAAATTCAAATTCTTTTTCTCCAGCTTCTTTAGCTTTAGTAACTGCAGCTCCAAAAGCATTACCTTCGGTTAACAAAGATTCTGCAACTGGTTTTAATTCTTTATCTTCGTATGTGTCAGCCATGTACCATTTACCGTCTCTTTCATCGTATAAATAAGCATATTCTGCACCTGATTGGTTTGCAACACCTTTTAAATACTTAGCTACGTTTTTAACGTCTGCTTTAGTAGTCATGTCACCTTTTTCATTTCTATCTCTTCCGTAGAATAAAGTAATGCCTTTTTCTGGATTATTGAAATCCAATGGTTTATCACCAATCTTTGCATCTAAGTATGAAATACCCGCTTTACCTAATTTTAATAATTGATCTACTGATTTAGTGTCTTTGTAATTTTTCAATAATGGCACCATATTCTCTGGATAACCATCATAGTGTACGTAAGTTGATACGATTTTACCTGACTTGTCAATTTTACCAATTTGAGATCTTGTCCCTTCGTTGATAACTGCCTCGTTTGTTAATTCTTCGCCTTTTTTAGGATCTTCTTTTTTAGGTTCACCTAATTTAACAATATCTTTTTCAATTTCTTCTGCTTCGTCTTCATTAAAGATTTTAGCAACTAAGGCATTTCTTTTTTCTTCATCTAATTCTTGTAGTGAAGTAACACCCATTTCTTCAAGAGCTGCACCAATTTTAGATACTATTTCTGCTCTTTTGGCTTTACCTTCTTCATGAAGTTGAGCTGCCTTTGATTGGTTTTTAACCTCAGTAAAGGACTTAAATGATGAAATTTTTTGTACTGACATATTCTTTTTTTATTTTTTAATAAGTTATTATGTTAATTATATATCTCCTTCGAATTTGACTTTCTTAATATCATATTCAAATTGCTCCTGTCTGTATATACGCTGTCTTTCGAGAGCATGCTTGTATAGATAGTTTTCCCATTCTAATGTGCAAATATTATCCACAAAGTCTATAATAAGTACATCTGTTTTAGATTCATGTTGTCTTAAACCACGACCAATAGACTGTCTAATAATTACTTCAGATTTAAACGACTCTGTAAAAAAGATGTTGTGAATTTTCTTAACAGAGATACCTGTTGAGAATGTACCATAAGAAGCTACGATAACGATCTCTTCACCGTTTTCCATCTTCTTTTTATGTTCTTCTCTAATATCTGAGTCTGTAGAGCCATCGACGTAATAAACTTTTTTATCGCTATTCTGTCTAAGGGCGTCGTATATTTTCTTGCCATGCTCGATTCTATGGAAAAGTACCAAAGAATTCCTTGGAATTCTGGATATAACAGACACAACAAAGTCAAGACGTGCTTGATTGTTGACCACATAATTTTGTTCAAGTTGAAAAACATCTTTACTTTCGTATTTATTTTGAGCCAATTCTTGAAAAGCAATTTTAGCTGATTCTGGAGCATAGTCCATTTCAATGATTTTAACTTTACAACCTGCAATGTGTCCTTCTTTTTGCAAGAATGATGCTTTAACCTCGGTAATTACTGGGCCAGTTTGACTCATTAAAGTTAATTTATCAAGCGTTCCATCTTTTGGCAAAGTACCCGAAAGACCAAACTTATAATGCGCATTTCTACACTTAGCTAAAATGTCTTTAATAGATTGTGATTTAGCTTTGTGTGTTTCATCGACAATAACTGCGTCAAACTCATCAAAATAATCTTTGTCTTTTTTAACAAGTGACTGATATGTACCTATAACGATATTTGCGTTTGGTTTTAATTTTTGACCAGCATATATCTGCTGTACTTTGATCTTAACTCTATTTTGCCAATTGTACTCATAGAAATCTTCAGTAGCTTGAACCACCAAAGATACGTTAGGCACTATAAATAAAATCTTAGTTGCTTTTTGTTTTTCAAGCATATATGAAACGACCATGAAACTAATCATAGTCTTACCTGCTGATGTAGCCAATTCAGCTAAACATCTTTTAAATTTAAGTATATTGAAAGCTGCTTCTACTTGATAGTCCCTTGGAACCATCTTTGATCCATTAAAGAAATCATTAACCCATGCTTCAAAAGATTCCATGGTAATGTTAGGATCAAAAAGTCTTGTGATACCATTAACTTTTAATTCGAATCTATATTCTTTACAAAGCGTCATGACATATCGCCATAAACCTACTGGAATCCATTTGTCATCTTTAATATAAGAAACATAACCGTCCCATAAGCCTCGCTTTACAAGTGGATTAAATCTCCAGCTATCAATTCTTTTTGTTAGTGAAATGTTTAATTGCTCTAACTCAAGTTCATTAGCCTCATCAATCCTTAAAAATCTGTTATCCTCTGTTAGGGTTAGAACCAAAACATATTAGATATTTTTAAATCTGCTTCATATCCATACGCTGCTTTATTGCAAAGCCCATGTTATCAAGAGTTTTGATAGACGCTGTTAAAAATTCTTTGTGAGATACTAATAAATCTTGGACTTGTAGGTCTTCAGCCATATCAGCTTCTATGAATTTCTCGCGTTGTTTATCGTTTAGTTTGTATTCGTATTGATAATAACGAATCCAAGCTTCTTTAAAGTTTTTGTCTACTCTAGCTTTATTAGTTCTAATCTTAGACGAAACCGATGCAATGTTTTCAACCAATATTTGCCTATAACTTAAAGTATATGAAGCAACTTCATGTAAGTTTTCTCCATGTTTTAAATCTTCAGCTAAATCTTTGATTTTGTTAGTCCATGATAGTCGTTGTGTGCCAAATAATTCGTCTAATTGTACAACTTTATTAACTACCTTTGATATTGGTGTATCTTGCATGTGTTACTTTTTAAAATAGTGAGCGCTTGTTCTTGTCTTCTTTAATATAAACAGAAGATTTTACCTTTTGTTTAAACTTTGGTTTAATTTCAAATCCCAAAGCGTTACCATCATATTGCGTGCTCGTAGAAGTAAAATCGACAAGAGATTTTAAGCCCTTTCTTTTTTCTTTTTCGTTTTGAAAATCTTCTAGTTCTTCGTCAACCATTTGTAATAATCTTTCTAAAATCATAGGTAATATGCGTCTAATTGTGAATCACTAAAATAAGTTTCTAATTCTTTTAGACATTTGCTTTTTGTTTGAAAAGCAACTAATACCAAGTCATTTAAGTCTTTTATTTGTTTAGAATATGTATCTAACTTATTTTCGGTTAGAAATTTATTCCAAGTAAATACGCCTTTGCCTTTTTTAAGCTTTTGCATCATTTTCTTTTTACCAGTTTCATCATTATCAAACATGTATCTGATGGTTGGTATTTCATCTAATTCTTCAGTGTCTCTGTGAGCTGAAGCTAATGCTAATGAATTATGCATGAATAATCTGTCTAATGGTCCTTCGAAGATCGTAACAGGAATCATCATATTAACTTGCATAATACCAAACAATGTTGACATTTTGTTAATAGGAACTAATTCTTCTTCTGTTAATTCTAAAGGAGTGCCTAGCCATTCTTTAAGTTTGCCTAAGTCGTATGTTAAATATCTGCTATTCGCAGATTTGACCAAAGTTCTAGATTGCATACCTATAACTTTTTCTTCTGGTCCTATATTTAAAATGTAAAGCCTTTTATCTTTAGGCGAATACATGAAATGTTCTAATTTATTTGATAATAATCTCTTTCTTAGATAAAAGAAAGCTGGATCACCTGGCTCTATATCGACAAATCCTAATTTTTGTCTAAGCTCTTGTTTGGTTGGTGCTATTTCTAAAACTTTAGCAAAGATACCGTGTTGTAAAACTTCTACATCACGTGTTTCTAATTTATGTTCTTTAACATAATCGATGATTTCAATGGTCTCATCTGTATTTAATCTAATGCCGTGATCTTTTAAAAGACCATATACGTCGGTGTGATGTGAACAATTGAAACAGTGATATTGAAGCGTAGCCCAATAAAGATTGCCACGCTTCTTATTATCATCTGTTGTTGAATCGCCACAATAAGGGCATGCCAGAGTTATTCGCCCTGGCATGTCTTTTAGAGTGTGTTTATTTGGTTGAGCATGTTCTTTGGTAATAACTTGCTTAACTAATAATTTAATTCTACCTTTAAGTTGTTCTGATATTTTAGATGTCAAGGTCATTCAAGAATGCATCTAAATCGTCTGAAGAATCAACACTTGAAGTTGTAGAGCTTGCTGCTGGTGCAGATGTAGTATCGAAATCGAAATCATCTGAACTTTCTTGTGCTTTTGCAGTTGCTGTAGCTTTAGTTGTTGCTTTCTTAGTATTAACGATCTCGTCCATTGCTGAACCTGGATTTAAATACTGACGTAAGATTGAATTAACAAAATCTCTTGCTTCATCGTCCCATGGTTTGTACTCATAAGGCTCTAATGATGGAGCTTTGTCTAATTCTGCCTTGATAGCTGACATAACCTCTTTAGTTTTTTCAGCTGTTTTACCATCAATGTTGATTGCGCTTTTAGAAGCTGAAAATTTAGATTTGTCATAGTTATTATAATCACCTTGACGAGTAATAATCAATTCAAAGTTTTTACCTTCGAATAAATCGAATACTTGCGTTGGTTCACCGAATGCTGGTTTTAATTCTTCATCAATTTTCTCTTTGATTTTATAACCAAATTTGAAGATTTTGTAAGTACCATCATTTTCTGGGAACTGAGGATCTTTGATTACTTTAATAAGAGCGTAGTATTGTTCACGTCTTTTTAATTTCTCACTCATTTTACGATCTACTGCTGAATCAGACTTACGTAGTTTGAAAAATGCATCAGCAATAGGACACTTTTCACCAATAGAAGTTGGAGAGTCAACTAGTTTACCTTCGCCTGAAGCGTCAGTCAACCAATGTACATACTTTTTAACTAATGAATTACGTGGATTTGCTGGGTTTGGAACAAAACGAATAAGTGCTTTGTAAGTTCCGTCTTTGCCTTGATCGGCTGTTGGTTTGTAAACATCATTTGTAGATGATGCTGTTGCGGTTTCGTGAGTGTCAACGTCGGTTACACTCAGATTGAAAATGTCAAATTCTGCCATGTCTTTAATACTTTAATTACGTTTAAATTGTTTAGTTTGTCTCTTAGTGAGACTGTTTATACCTTTTATATATGATAAAAAATTACTGTTTCAAACTAGCCATGGCCAAAACAGAACCGTTCGCATCTTCGTATACACCAGTTTCTAATTTAGTTAAACCCGATTTAGCTAAGAGATTATCCATTTCTTCTTGAGAAATTTTATCCATTAACACCATCTTATTTAAGACATTGTGTAAATCAAAATGATCTGTTGTTGTCATTTCTTGAGCTTGAATGTAGTTATTAAGAATCATATTATCTTATATATCTCAACCTTATTTTGTTTCTTTTTAATTTATTTTAAATTATTTTTACTTTTTTTGAAACAAACCGGGGCCAAACCTATATAAGTTAAGTTCTTTAGCGTCGGTGAAAGGTTATTATGGGAAGGGTTTAAAACTTTAAAGGGCCCTAAGGTATGACGCTAAAAAATAAGCATCTATTATGTCATCAAAGGGCTTTGGAACTTTGGCCCCAATTTTAAGATTGTTGGCAAAGCCCCACACAGAATTTTCATTTAACAAAGAATCATTAAGTTGGTTTTCAACAAACACATCCCACAATTCTCTTTTCTTGAGTCTACCATTGCCTGCATGTTTTTTAATTGTAGTAGGAGCAACTGTCACAATGTTAACTTTATAATCTCTATAATACAAAAGAAGAGAATATTTAAAGATAGCTGCAGCGGCCGCTAAATCAATTAGATTGTTTGTACCACCTCCGCCTGAACCATAAGAAACTCCTTCAAACCCAAAAACAATAGGTTCATTAAGATCTATGTGAGGTTGAATCATTTCAATCATATCTTTAGCCATTGTTATAAAACGTTGAAGCTTAGATATTTCTTTTTCAGAAAAGTCTTTTGAAGTTGTAAAAGTTGGTTGTATTTTAAAAGAAATGTCCTTACATAAAGCAAGTTCTTCATTCATTTTAGTTTCAGCTTTGGTTCCAATTCCATCTTTAATATAAGATATAAAGTGAACTGAATCTTTTTTTGAAATTACAATACCTGGTGAATTAAGTGAGAAGTCAATAGCGACTATGTTCATATTAAATGAATTAGAATCTAGTACCAAGAGCAGAACCTACTGCGGCTCCAACTAATCTAGAAGTTAGTAAATCGTATAAAATACCAGATTGTACACCTAAAGCTTTAGCAACTATTTTACCAACTGTAGTTCCTAATGCAAAGCCAGTTAAACCGCCTAAAATAGAACCTAAGAAACCTTCATTGGTAACGTCTTCATTAAATCTTGTGATTTCAACGATACCATCTTCATTGGTGTATTGAGCCATAAATTCATCAATAGCTCTATCTATTTTTTCTTCTAATTCTGGTGTAAGTTCAGAAGTTAAAGATTCTTGTAATAAAGTCCATTCTGAACCGGTTACTTTTTGCTCTTCTAAGTGTTGTACAAATGTTTTCATATCCTATATATTAGTCTATTTCTAGTTCGATATTAAATTTATTATACGTGAATGATAATTCGAAAGTATCAAACTCAGCAATGTTAGAACTCATATTTAGATCAATCTCTGAAATTTGGTGTAATATTGGTTTTTCAAACACTGCAGAAACTAAATGAATTCCTTCTGCATCCATGATTTGTAATTTTAAATCAGAAGTATATGGTTCTTTAACAGCTTTTGAATAATAATACAAAAGAGTGTCTTGCATAATCCAATAGTTAATATATCCATCTAACATTTGCATCTTAATTGTAAATGTTCTGTCAATTACATTTTGAATAGGTATTGCTCCTCTAAAATATCTAGTGGTACCATCATTATTATTTTGACTAATAGGATCAAAACTTAAACCAGGTAAATTGATACCTTGAATAGAATAATTAACAAAGTCAATAGGCTCAGTTATTAAATTACCAGGAATTCTGTTCAAATATTTTTTATATTTGTCAGCAACTTCCTTAGGAATAAAAGTCCTAGGTAACTTAAAGTTAAATAAATTGTTTCTACTATTTAAAATCATTATATGATGTTTACTGTTCCATGATACAACATAGATGATGTTGAACCGTTTTTAATATTTATGTAAAATGTATCGCTTGCTATATTAGCATCTGGTTGATCAAATCTTGTTGCAACCGATTTATCAATTTTAAATAAAACTTCACCTTTACCCATATCTACATTTGGGAATGTAGGATCTGCGTATATGATTTGTTCAATGTTTCCGCTTTTTAAGATCAATTCTATTTGTTCAGCATTTACCAATGAAACTTCTTTTAAAGTATCAGCTTCTAATTGTGCAATTCTAAACTTAATAAAATTATCTGAAACTTTAGAAAGAGTTATAGAGCCCTGACCCATTCCGTAATATGTCATATTATTTAAAGCAGTTACATTTGCTCCATCTAATTGTACGTTTGTACTTGATACATTAATATTAGTTGTATTTACTGCAACTGGTACATATTTAGTTTCACCAACTGAAGGTCTAATAGAATTAACAAAATTATTAATAGAAGAACTCGCAGCAGTGCTAGCAATTTTATTGTAAACTTTAGTAGTTGCTAAAACATTATTCAATTGAATCATTCTCTTAGCGTACTTGCTAGGTTTCTTATAAATTAAAGAAGCTTGCTTTACGATTTGAGTATTATCTGTTTCGTTGTAAATTCTTAATGTATAATTAATTAAAAAAGAATTTGATATATTAGCAGATTGTATAATAGGTCTAAATAAAATAGGCTTGTCTAAATTATCAACTTGGGCATAAGTTACATTTGAAGTTTGATTAAATGTATTTCCAGATTGTTCTAAAACTTCTATATCATGAAATACTGTAATGTCATCTCCTGAAGTTTGATGTCTTAGATTTACATATCTAGCAAAATTATCAATAGATCCATCTTTTAATCCATAGATTTTAAAGTAATCTCCGTCAGCTGCTTCTTCAATAACAGCTGAAATATCTTGATATTCATCTTCTTGAGCTAATGTAACTAATAGAACTTCGGCAGCATCTACATATTTTACATTATTAACTTCATAAACACTATCGATTAATTTAAAAACTATTTCATAATTAGAAGTAGGATTTAAAGCATCTTGTGTACCTTGAGTTCCAAAGAATGCTTCTTCAAAATCTAAGTTTAATGTATTATCATACATGTCAACTAATGAAGGTACTTTAACTTCAATGAATTTAGAAAATGCAACTCCTCCTAAAACAAAAGGTGTTGGATTTTGAAGTTCGTAGTTTGAATAATTTAAATATGCTAAAGAAGTAAAGTAGTTGTAAACACCTGAATTTCTTTTAGCTTTTACTTGAAATAAGAAACCTTCATATCCTCTATTAGAGAATGAAAATCCAGTTCTTAAGTGCAATCTTATAGTATCGTAGTTAACTAAATTACTTGCAATAACTTCATTAGAAATAGATGTACTACCATTCCAATTTTGAGTAGCTAAGTAACCTAAAGTATTGTCTAATAATGCAAATTTAGTTCCGTCAGTGTTATATTCTACTGCGTAGTATCTACCAACTTCACCAGTTCCGGTTTTAATTGTATTTCCAGTTTCTTGATCTGGCGTTGCAAATAAAGGATTAGCTTTATCACTTACTACAATTGAACCACCGTTATAAGTGATACCATTATCATTATATGAATATGAATAAGTTCCATTTGTATTAGGAACATAAATAGCTTTAGAGCCAATTATAGTAAAACTACCACCTGCATTAATAGAAAAATTAGAAGGTATTGCCAAATTAGATAAATCAAACTCGTAAGTTTTGCCATTTTGTAATTGTAATTCTCTTCTAGAAAAATTGTTTACTGCAATGTAAATACCTGAAATATCTACAGTAAAATTAACAACATCTCCACCTAATTCGTGAATTAAGTATCTTGGCGCTGTATTATCTCCGTCAACCGTATTTAAAAATTTAATATGGCTTCCATTATTATCAGTTTCAATAGTAGACAAAGCAGGATTAGACTGATCGTGGTAAATGAATTCCAGCAATACGTCTTTATCTAATCTTAAAAATTTTGATGATCTAGCCATTTATATTATTTATTATTTTCCGAATTGTAACCATTTAGGTGTCCATAGTAAAGATGCGCCAATCCATGGTGATAAACTTAAAGTTGATCCGTTTACTAATGAAACGCCATAACCAACTCCAACTCCCATAACCCAACGATCTCTCTTTTTAGGAGCTTCATTCAGTTTATTATTTATCAAATTTATATTTTCAATATCTAAGACATTTAAACCTGGGTATGAAGATGCCATTTTAACTTGCTTATATCCGTTGGATTCATCTATAGATACATATAAATTTATGTTTTGCTTAATATCAAATTGAGTTTGCGTACTATCTAATAAGAATTTTTTATCAAAATATAAAATCTTAGCTTTACCTGTAAATGTTCTAGAATTACCCATTCCAAAATCATCAAACTTAGTAAAATTAATAAACGCAGATGAATCGTTAAGCTGAGCTACTGTACCGGTTGGTTTAATAGTAGATAAAATCTCTATCTGTGATTTTAGTAAAACATTTTGCTTACTCAAGTTTTTACCTAAGTTTAAAGCACTTGTATATTCAGCTTTAAGATCTTTATAGTTTTTTTCAAATTCATCTTGAGTAAAAACAAAGGCTCTTTTTTCTGCTATTAAGCCGCCGTTTTCAGCTCTATAATATTTGATAGTATCTTGAGCAGCTACATAATTATTATGAGATCTTTCAGCTTCAATTTTAACTTGATTTAATTCAGCCTTTAGATTTGTTTTATCATTACATTGTTTTAAAAACAATAAGACAAATAAAGCTCCTAAAATAAAAATAATAGTATTCTTATTTAAGCCTTTTAAAAAATTATAGATCGAATTAATAAAGTTCATTTTAATTAAATTTTATTGTAATTGAATTCTAGTGTCCCAGCTTCCACATGTACCACATACTGGCCCTATTGCATTTAATGTGAATGAATAAGTTCCAACGCTTGATATTGTTATTAGCTGTTCATCTTGTTGTTGATTTGATTTATAAGTAGAATAAGATCCAACATTTTGAATATCTAAAGAACTATCGCAAAAACAATTATTAGATGAATATCCACCTATTGTTGAGTATTTTATAGTAGCAGGCGCAACATTAATCGTAATGTAACCAGTTGCAACTGTTGGTGTAGAACAATTCACTACTGTATTTCCAGAAATTGTATTACCTAAAAATGTCATTATAATTGGCGTAGTCGCATAAAAAGATTTACCAACGCCATTAGTTCCAGACTCATTTATTTTTGCAGTTACTCTATAATAAACAGTACCTGTTCCAGCTTGAGTAGTTGTTAAACTAGCCGATGTAGCGCCTGAAATGTCAGACCACGTTGTATTATCTGTACTAATTTGCCATTGATATGCGTAAGTTGCTGATCCTTTCCATGTTGGCGATGTAACATTTGAATTTAAAGTAAAATTGGTATTTATCAAAGAAGTTGCTGCAGTACTACCATTAGAGTGTGTATTACTAACTACTAATATTGTCATAGCATCATCTCCTTCTTGAAATCCTGTGCCGTTGTCAAATACTTTACCATCTGAAGATTTAACAAATCTTAAATAGCTATTTTTAATCCAAGTTCCTTGAGGAACGAATGAATTTAAATTTGTATCTGTATATAATTTAACATCTTCTCCTGCGGCTCCTGTCCAATATTGTAAACTTGGATTTTTCCAAGCATTATCTAAAGTAGATTGTGTCCATGAACCTGAATTATAAACAGAATTCCAATCATTGTATGATGGATTATTTCCTGGTACTACTAGTGTACCCATTGCAGTTCCGCCAGAACTAGAAGATCCTAAATTGGAAGGAATAAGTGTTTGTGTTGGCGTTATTACATTGTTATCTGCATATTTAAAAGTTACGTTATTAAATACTAAATCAGAATTATTACCTGATATTGTTCCATTATCTTGCCAATACAAATTATCTTCTCCTAAAAATACAACGTATATAAATCTTTGCATTTCAAGTTGAGTTCCACCTGAACTTGGATTGTATATAGAAACTGACGATGTGTCAAACGATGATGTGATACTATATTGTCCACCTGCAAAAACAGCCGTCATTGACATGTCACTTCCACCTACAATAGTTTGTACATTATCTGTTTTACCGGCAACACCTTGACCAGCTCCAGAGGGATTGGCATCGATATGATATGTAAAAGAAGATAAATCTGGAACAGTATATGTATTAGATGTGTTAGGTTTAATCCAGTTTTCACCATGGCATAAGTACCATCCTCTATAATTATTTTTACCTCTACCAAAATAAACTTCTAATGGTGAAGTAGAGTTTGGCAAATTAAAACCTTTATCAAAATTATTTGAATCATTGAAAATAGAAGATAAAATTGGAACTATAGTTCCAACTGGAACACCGGCCTGTATCTCTGTAATAGATTTCCAAGCAACTGTACCTTGGTTATCGGTTGACGTTAAAAGTTTATCAACAGCTGGAGAACCAACATTGATTTTTAAATTAGCTCCTTTAAATTCAGAATTACCTTCAAATAAAGAAGGTACTTTGACATTAAATTGTGTTGCACTTAAATTAGCAAATTCAGTAGTTGCATTTTTGTAAATAAATTTATCAGCAACATATCTTATAGCTCCACCGCCTGAAAAGAATCCTTCTGCATATTTAACAACGCCTGCACTTTTAAATAATCTAAAAGAAACTTTTGTAGAACCACTACTATCGTCAGTCAATTGAAAGTTATCGTTGAAAACACTAGATTTTCTATGAATCCACAAAGTAGCGTCTGTCAAAACATCATTATATCTTGGATCTGCTTTATCAATACCTATTATAATAGAAGGTGGATTTGTATATACTGAATCATCATGAATAGGTACAAGAGTTACGTTATTTGTACCTTCATTTATTTTCCACGAAGTATCGCCATCATTACCTGAAGGTCCTTGAGCACCTTGTGGTCCTTGTGCACCCTGAGGTCCTTGATCACCTGTCAAACCAGTAAAACCTTGAGCACCTATTGCACCTTGAGCACCCATTGGGCCTGCTCCGTTTGCAATAATCTGATCGAAGTTATAATTAACCTTGTCTAACTTCTCGTTATCGGTGTCAATTACGAATATTTGTTTTAAATTCATTATAATACTGGTCTTTTTATTATCTATTTATCTGTCTAATATTTTATCAAACAAACTTATTAGTTCCACTACATTTAGTTTTACTTTGTAATACTCCATCGCTATCACATTTTCTATAGAAAAGGTCATTCTCAGGACCATACACTGCATTGTTTTCTATCAACATCAAAGGTTCATAACCCTCATTGCCCGTTAAACTATACATGTTTCTATAAACAGGTCCTAAAAAAGAAGCTGCACTCATAAATGAATCATCATCAGTATAAAGATACATCGTGGAATCATATACTCCGTTGCAATAATTAAAACTAGATGTTGCTTTAGCCATATAATATCCTTCAGCGCTTGGACTTAATTGTGTAGCCAATACATTAAAGATATAATCTCCAAAAACATCTAGACCAACAAATGATCCATCAATTTGACTCCAATATCTTCTAGAAGCACCTACTCTATACCAGCCGTTTGGCGCATAATAGAAAGGTGTAGAAGCTGCATTTGTATATAATTTAGTTGCATTTGCAAAAGAAGCGTTATCTGAATACAAAGTCATATTAGTACCAGAATAAGGCGCGGTCGAACCATTTAAGTTAAACATGTTAGGACCTAAAGTAGCCACAAAACTGTTTACGATAGGACAACTTTGGACTTGAACAAACGTGCCTCCAACAAATATTCTAACTACTCCATCTTTTGCGTATATTCCATCAACTGCTATAGCAGTACCTGAATTATTATAAATTAATTTACCAGTTAAATTAGCTGTAAAATTAGTCCATAAAACAGGATCAAAATCTATTTTAAAAGCTGTAGTTTGATTTAAACAAGCATTTGCATTTGACGATGAGCTATAAGATAAATTTATATCGTATAATGCAGGTGTTGGAGGAATGACAGCAGCATCTTCCCAATGCATGTCAGTTTCTTTTAAATAACATATATAAATTAATTTAGAATCAGCTTGCGATATTGAACCAACTGAATTAAATGTTTCAATTTGATTAGACGTCTCGTGATTAGTGTAGCTTGAACTATAAGAACCACCTGATTGCGTAATGTTCAATTTTAAATCAGAACCTCCTAAAATAGCTAATTTAGCTGTATTTGAAATTGCATGTTCTTGGTTAGAATTTCCGGAAGTGTCTTCACCTATTTCATATTTATACGCATTTAAGTTTGGCAAGTCATACGAGATAACCCCCTTTTTCCAAGTTTTACCATTGCATATATACCAGCCCTGATACATTGTACCTGTTTTACCAGATCCATTTGTGTTTTGTAAATAATCAATAGTAACAGTTTTGGTCTCATTAATTAAAAAATTATTACTATTAAACTGTGAAGCATTGATAGCAATAATACTACCAACTGGAAAACCAGGTATAACTTTAAGAGGATCTACCCATTTTATTTTACCATTTGTGTCAATTGATTGTGCAATCCAATTCGGGGTTGGAGTTTCAGTATTAAATTTAGTAGAACCTTGTATTTCGTTGGTTTCTGCTGTATCGCCAAACTTTGAATCTAAAGATTTTATTTTAAATAATGATGCTTTAAAATTACCAAATGTAGAAGCTGTACTAGGATTAATGTTATACGTTAAAACTGCTTCATCACTTATCAATTCAAACTCAGTATTAGTAGTGTCATCAAAACCATATTCTAATATTGTATTTTGATTTTCTTTAAATAAATTTAATGAAACTATTTGATCTGATTCTTCATCAGAAAAAACAACATTCTTTTGATTGTAACCTCCGTTTGTATGAATTTTACCTAAAATACCTATTTTAGGCACGTTATATTCGTTTAACGCGTCTGAACTATTAGAAATACCGAATAAAAAATTAGTAGGATTGTATTTACCAAATTGATTTATTTTTAAAGTGATATTTTCTATAGTTTCGCTTTCATTTTTAAGCCAAACAGTTTCTCCATCTGCACCTTGAGAACCAATAGCGCCTTGAGAACCGATAGCACCTTGCGGTCCAATTGGACCTTTTGCTCCATCTAAACCTTGATCTCCTGGAAAACCATGAGGTCCAATTGGTCCACCGCCGGATATTAGAATTTGATCAAAATTGAAATTTAACTTTTCAATTTTTTTAGATGACCACCAATCATTGTTATATTGATCTAAATCACTTTCAAATAATTCTTTTATTATGATAGACATGTTACGCTATTATTTTGACAACGACTTTAAACTCATAGTTATAAGACGGTTTTTTATTATATATTAATCTAAAATTAAGACGTTCTTGTACAAAGCCTTCTGTAGAATAATTAGTTTGTTTTTTATAAATATCAGTGTCTATTAATAAAGGATCAGCTTGATTTAAAAACGAAGAACTGATATTTTTACCTTCTTTAGCATATATGTTAATGCTTTGTATAATAAATCTCGGTACTATATTTTGTTCTGAATATACTTGTAAATCGTCAGACGTTGTTGTTAAATCACCATAAGATTTTGAAGGATTGATATAACTATCAAAGGAAGACTTAATGCCTTTTTCTAATAATTCATCTAAGACTGCTTTTTTAACATAGAAATCAGCATAGATTTTATCTTCAACTTCTGTCCATGCCAACGAATATGAGCCTTTGTTATTTTCTCTATATGAATTTAATTCATCTATATTAGATAGTTTAATTTCACTAAAAGAAGATATTTCATAAACGTTAGAAACCTTCATTACTGTTGAGGCCATGAAAGCCTTTTCTTCAATTGGATTAACAGTGCCATACACAAATGAATATTCATTGTTTGCGCCTGATTTAATATAGTAATTTTCAGCGTATTTAGACTGTAATATATTTAAATCTCTTTTGTCAATTGCTATTTCACCAATTTTTGGATATAAAGGTAATTTATCTGTACCGCTAGACAATTTTAATGTACTATCTGGTGCTTCAGTATTTACTTTATGATAAAAATAATTTTTAATTATTCCATAATCATTTAAACCCAATGTGTCAAAATAAGAACTAAACGCAATTCCAGTTCTATTGAATTTATTGTAAATCAACAATTCTCTATTTGGAACTGCATTATTTTTTAAAGCTTTGTTTTCTGAATATATGTCAGTGAAGTATAAAACATCTTTGGTTAATGGTACATAATAGCCGTTCATTCTTCTTAAAATTGTTCTATATGGAGTCTCTGATTCAACTATTTTTTTACCAACTTCGGCTGAAGATATTTTGTAAGATTTTGGTTTATCTTCGTCTACCGCGGTTTTAATATATGCATTTTTATAAAAAGGTGTTCCGTTTTCAACTTCTAAAACAAAAGAATTATACGCAACATCTCCAGATTCTGTCACATTAACATAATTTACCTTTCTAGTAAAATCATTAAAGGTTTCTTTAAATGATTTAGCTTTAATATCATCCAGGTTTTGCTTGAATGCGTCCCATCCACCACCATAATATGTATAAGTTAAATTAGATTGATCAACTGGTGTGATTTCTATTATAGCTGGTGCGTCAGCACCTACGGTATTGGTTATATTATCCCATAATTTAGGATAACCTATCACACTAATAGACGTATCACTTAATACTTTAGAAATTTGAAAAGCGTATGTGTTACCATTATAGTCAAATAACAAATATGAATAAGCACCTTGTTCTGTGATACTAATTTGTTTTTCAAAAGCTGGAGATTTACCATCAATATCCTCTAAACCATCTATTACAACTTCAGTAGTAGGAGTTAAATTAATTATATTGGCATAAGCTTCATATATGTTTAAAGCGCCTTGAATCTTACTATTCGATAATGTATTTTCAATATATGAGTGTCTTAATTCATATAAAATTTTATGAGATATTTCTTTTACGTTATTTTCTTGTAAAGAAATATTAACATAGACACAAATAAATTTAAATTTGTCATTTTTAATAACATCAATACTTGTACTAGTTTCATTTGAATCTTTTTGTAAATTTACGATAACAGCAAACTTATAATCATTTGCTAGATTATCATTTACATATTCAGAAGGAATGATTTTTACATTTTCCTTTCTTGATTTATAAACATATTTTAAACCCCTAAATATAGTGTCAGAGAAATTGTAAGCATCTCCTTTGTTAAATTTAGTGTATAATTTTTTTGTTTTGTTTTTTATAAATTGCACATTGGCATTATTGATTTGAAATAAATCACCAACAACAATACCATTTTGTGTTGGTATATTACCAAGACAAGTTAATATTGTTTTATCAGCATTTAAAAACGGTAAAGTAAGAGGTACAAATACGCCGTTCTTCTTAGTAATACCTGTATTAGTTACAATATTTCCATCTATTGGTTTATCAAATGTAATATATGTAGCACCGTTTGCAGAAGAAATGTTAATAACTTTAGAAAAGTCTAGATATGCACCTTCCCATACAAAATATTTGCTAAAATAATCTCTATCGATGCTTTTAAGATTGTCTATAGTTAATTCTCCGTCATTTAGAAAATTAACATAACTCTTAAGTTTGCTAAAATTGTTAGAATCATATTTAAATAATGTTGGAATTTGATTGATATGAAAATATTCCATGTTGTAATCTAATGGATTTCTTTCAAGGCCAGATTCTACGTTAGGTGACATGTTATCTGAACCAAATGCTTCGCTCACTGTAAATAAATATGGATTCATTCTTGCATTAAAAGAATCTTTCAGTGCAAATTTATTAATATGCGGTACGACTCTACTCAAAAGAGCAGTTTCTTTTAATTCATTTTCATGTAATCTGTCATACTCTGAGTATATTTTTAAATCCTTAATAACAATACTTGAGTCTTTGTCAAAATCATTACCAACATTTTCTAATCTGTTTACAACATCAGCCTCTGATAAAGAAGATAATCCAGGATAATATTCATCGTGATTTATTAAAAATGCTTGAGAACATGCTAAATTATAATATTTATAATAACTACCTTCAACGCTAGATGCTACTATTAAATCATCTAATGCTAATTCAGCATAATTTGAATTAGAAGTATCGTAGAAATCAAAATCAAAGTCCTTTAAATTATATGCGCTGAATTTACCAAAATAGGTAACCGGAGATTGATAATAATTTAAGTTAGTGTACGTATTTAATTTATTAATTTTCTTAGATAAACACACTCTGTAAAAATTAGAATCGAAAGCATCTTCTAAGATTTCTAAAACTTCTGATTTTGTATTGAACACAGGATCTTTAATTATGTGACCTTTTCTAAGGTTACCTAATTGTTGTTTTTCTAAGTATATAAATCTATTTTCGTCTTTACCGCCTGTCATTGCATAGTTAGTCCAATCATTAAAATCAACTAAGCTACTAACCGGTAAAATAGAATTATCGATATTAGATATTTTACCAGATATAACGTTAATGAAATCTGAAATATTACCAGTTCTAACTCCAAATGCAACTGAATTTCTATCATATCCTTGCGCGTAATCTTCTATTACGATAGCATCATCAACGATAGTAGCTACAAAAGGATTATCTGAATGTGTTATACATGAAGCTAATGCATGTAAAATATGCTTTAAATCTCCTTGTGTTGAATATCGTTGTTGTTCAAACTTACCGGCTTGCAAATAATTATCAGCCATATAAGTAAATGGCGTTAGATTGAAATTATCAGCTTTGAATTCAGAAATAGCAGTTAAATATAATTTATCACCATGATGTGGCGCTTCAGTAATTTTAAATTTAATAAAGTCTTTTGCATCTTTAGTTAAAATACTAATCTTAAGAGTTCCAGCTAAAACATCATCAGTAAATTCAGTTATTGTCTTATTATCTAAACTAACTGGTAATTTTTTAGTGTTATCGAAGTTAACACCGTTTTTTACGTGAAAGAAATTATTGTATGGAGATTTGATCCAGTTTAATGTTGGATAACTCAAATCTTTTGTATTTAAAAACATATCTTGATGCGATATTCCATTCGGTAGATCATAGTAAGATAAAATACCGTTGTTTTCTATAATAATGCTTTGTTCAGCATCATTATTTATAATATCATTTACTTTAAATTCACCTTCATATAAAGCATCAACATATAGCCCAAAATATCTATAAATTTTGTAATCAGTTGCTAGTTCATCGTCAAATAAAAATTCAATGTTTAATAAATTAGCCACAGCTAATTGATTTCTTTCAAAACCTTCTGTGATAATTTGATTGTTGAGAATTTCTATTTTATCTACTAATAGATCTTTGTTTGTATATTCTCTTTTTTCAACAAAACCGCCTTTAACAATATCAATACCGCAATACGTAGTATGACTGTTTGCATCAAAATTTTGAATAATAGGTGCTACTGGAAAAGAAGGGCTATTAACGTGATTGTTGATATATTTTCCTAAATTAGAAGTGTTAGTTATGTCAAAAGTTTTAACAATAGTGGCTTTATTTAAAAGCTGCATTATTCTATTATTTTGAGAAACTAAACTATCATCTAATAAAGTGTCATAATCTGTGGCTTCCACGCGGTATATCACAAAATGATTTGGTGTCTTTTTATCTAACCAAATAGGAGCTAAGAATTTATATTGCTCATCATACAATTTAGTTGAATTAAAGGAAGCACCGTATTGATACTGATCTTCAAATTGTTTTGAATAATCACCAAATACAGAAAGATCTGAATTTTGTTTAAAAATATCATATCTTAAATTTAATGGCAAATCTCTATAAAATCTAGAAACGTCAGTTGAATAAAAACCAGATGGATTGATTGGAAACTTTTTAAAAGATGCACTAGCTAATGTAGCATTGGCATCAATTGAATCCATGTATAAAGAACCCGATGAGTTAACTACCAATTTTATATTAGTACTTAACTTTGGATTAGTTCTTAAAATACCAAATGACAGATCGTCAATTTGATTATTTGCAGTGTTAAAATTTGTTGATAAACTCATGTATTAGTCCTTCTATTTATTAGTTTATATATCTTAAATAGAAGGACTAATGATTTACATATATCTCAGTGAAGTTATAGAACCTGGTGTTGAGAAATCATTTTCAGAATCTACAAATTCTCTACGACCATGTAATCCAGGTACTCTAAACGTATCTATCATTTCTTTAGTTACATTAGCCACTGATGAACCTTCTGGTTTGTATTTAGCATAAACTTCAATATCAAACGAGAATACGTCATTTTCTCCTTTTAAAATATCTAATCCTATCTTTTTAGAATATGTTAGATTTGTTAAACTTGTAGAAGCTATTCCACCAACTCTTCCTGCATTATTAGCAGATGTTGTGCTAGATGTAACTCCAAAATAATCAGTCATTCTATATTGGAATATTAAATCAACTGAAATCGCATTAGTAGCTCCTTGTGAGATTGACTTTTTACCAAATTTATTATCAGCATCTACTGTTAAACTTGTAGTTTCAATAGGACTTAAAAATAAATAAGCTCCGCATGAATGTCCGCCTAATAAGAATTGATCTTCTGCGTTAAATGACATTTTTAAACTTCTATATACATCAATCGGTGTTGAAGTATTAGATTTCATTTGCCAATGAGCTCTTTTATATGGATTTTGAAACAATCCGTCTGTCATGTTAGCTCTTCTTGGAGCATTCTTTGACATAGAAACCAATCCAGTTTCTGCAATATTTAAAGGTGTCAATACACTACCGGTATTTAATAAAGGGTGATCTTTATGTAAGAATAAACCATTATCATAGTCAGTTTTACTAACAGTATTAGTTGCAGTACTTAATGAAGTTCTATTAGGTAATCCATTACTATCATAATCGCCTGACCAAATAAAATCGTCAGTTCCATTGTTAGCTGCGTATGCTGCTGATGTTGCATTAGCAAAATTAAAATATCTAGATTCACCAGAACCTACAATTGCAGGATTAGTGCCGAATTTATAATTAATACCGTATTCAAAATCATCTACACCATTTCCGATAGTCCAGTTATTAACACTATAATCTGTATCTGGCGCTGTCATTGAATAAAGTTCAGCGTCATTGGCTAGATTTTTATATCTTGAATAAAGAAATTGACCTCTTAATTGACCAGATTGGTATGGAGTACTGTTCATGTAATCTACACCTGTCATATTAGAACTTATGTTTTGGTATTGCAATGGAACCAAATCATATCTACCTTCATTTGCATAATAAGTATCACTAGAAACAACTGGATCAATTGCACCAGGTGCAACACCTAATACAGTAGATGCACCAGATCCATAAGCAGCTTTAGTTCTATCTCCTACTAATCTAGCTATTAATTCTAAATCAGTTGCTTTTGAATTACTTAATTTTAATTTAAAGTTTTTAGTAACAATAGCTCCTTTTCTGTCAATTTGATTTGTAATTTCATCAACATAGTAACCAGCAAATAATTTAACAGTCGTATGATTAGAAACTGAAGTTTGTGCTCCAGATTCATCTTCAATATAAACCACTAATTCTCCAAGAGTTCCAGCTATTTGAGCTTTTAATTTCTCAATTTGAGTTTGCATTTCAACCAGCTTGTCAAATAAACTAACTGGATTTTGTTCAGTTGTTAAGAAACCAGATGCGATCGATGTTGCAGTATGTGAAAAATATTTAGAATTAGCTGTAAATGAATCATCTAAGTGTGTGTATAGACCAGCTGTTGTTAAATCTTGTGTAATTTGAATTCTTACAGTTTCTAATGAATTTTCATTGATAGCTTCTAATAAAGTATCTCCCGTAAATTCACCTTCTGGGAATTCATAAGTCATTATATCAGACCAGTCAGATTCTATTGGATTTGCTGGAAATCCAGCTTCTGATAAAGATTTAACTGAAATCTCTACCTTTTCTCCAGGTTGAATAGCAATATCTAATGAATTAAAATTAACAGCATTTGCATCTTCTTCACTATCAGTTCCCCAATAAAATTTACCAGATGCGTCTTTGATTCTTTTTCTCACAGGACCATCTACTTCAATCCAATTTGAAAAAGCAGCTGTTTTTGTAGTGCTTCCGTCTTGAAACGGTATTTGATCAATTTGTGAAGTTTTACCATTAGATGAAACGTAACGGTATCTTATTTTAAATTGAACTACTGATTGTTCTACAATATCTTGTGAACTCTTAGGATTTGGAATAGACCAAAAACCTCTAAGTTTATATTTAGGGGCAACGTTTGATAAATTATTAGAATTGGCAATAGATTTAATTTCACTAACAACAGAAGAATACAGAGCAGACTCTGACGTTCTCTTTTGCGCTAGTGTACTTAATTCGTTAGTGTCTCTGTCTCTTTCAACGGTAGACTTATATTTTATAGTATTAATCGATGATTTCTTTTTAGCAATTGCGTCATCTAATTTTTTTAGATTTTGCTCAGAAGCAATCTTATCGTTTTTAAGTTGTTTGATTTTATTAGTAGAATCATTATCTGTTAAGTGTCTATTTACTTGAACTACTTTAAAATTTGTGGTTTCTAAAACAGGCGCATTAGGCACTAAACCAACAGAAGCTGGTGGAATAGAATCAATTTTAAAACTTTTAATAAATTGACCAAAGTCTGCAACTTCTAATCTGTAATAGTCAGCTAAATTCATAACTGTACCGTTTTCAGTTGCTATTTGTAATTCATTAGAATAAAATGCAACGCCTGGTGAAAAGCTTTCAGACAATATCTTAGATACTGAATCAATTGCTTTAACAAACACAACTTGATATTCGTTAAATGCTACGTTAACATCAATATTAACTGCAACATCTACATCTTTATAGATCTTTAATTCTCCAGCACCAATTCTAATAGGTTCTGAACCTTCAATTAAATCTAATTCAGCTTGTAAAGTATCAGTATTTAATGCTGTGATTTTATATCTAGTTGAATATTGGTTTGAATTAACAACCAAGAAATCTCCAACTTTAAGTGTCTCTGTGTTCTTTAGCGTTTTAGATGAATCTGAGTACGTCAATTGATTTAACGTAAATAATCTAACGTTTACCGTTTGAGTAGTCCCATCAACAACCAGCGTCTTCTCAGCCGTATCTATACCTAAAACATCAAAGTTACCGTAGTATGTCATAGATCTAGACGGCATATCAATATCTGAAGCATCTTTTCTATAAACATATTTGTTTTGTACAATATCATTTATGAATGTGTCATAATCAATATTGTTAAGTCCTTTATATAAAGAATTAAAAGCTTGAATGCTATTTACGTCATTACTATCAAAAACATATCTTTCAATATACGCTTTTTCTGTAGTTGTTGGAATTTGACCACTTACGTTTAAGCTAACTGTTAATAGAGGATTTAAAAAATCTTCAAAGAATTCGTTAGCTTTAGTTTTGAATGCTGTAGGTGCCGCTAGATTAGTAATGCTAGGGGCTGGTCCTTGTAATTTAGAAGTAATAATTCTTCTAAAAGAACCATCCTTTAATTTAACATTTGATGTTGTGCTTGTAGTTCCAGCTAATGCATCTAAATTACCATTTAATCTTTCAATTTCTCTTTTCAAAAAACCAAATGATGGAATCTGAACCGTTTTAACTGAACCTTTTTTAGGATCATAAAGATCTATAGCAACAGTTTCTTTGTCTGTTGTTATAGCTTCGTTAGTTTTTTCAAACGTACTTAAAGAATTATTGTAAAGTTCAATAAATTGTTCAAGCAGTTGAGAGATTGAATTATTAGCGCTCATATTATCTTAATATATCTAGTTCAAATTGTTTATTAACAGCATCAGTGCATATTAACTCAACGTATGGTTTGGTTGTTATAAAGTTTGAACTGCTTAATGTTGAAATCAAAGTCCAACCTAAAGTAGAAGATTTTAAACTCCAAATTTTAACGTTAAAACCTGCCATGTTAATGGTATTGTTAAATTTAATTTTAACAACTTGACCTTTCTTCCATGTTGTTGCTGTGTCGTCTATGTATATATTAACATCATTAACAGCAGTGTTTGCCGAATTAACATCGATAGCAATTCTATTAGTATACGGTTTTAATCTAGACCAAATAGCATAATTATTAGCCAATGTTGGATCAAACGGTGCAGTTGTTTCTATTTTAGAACTAACTACCCAATTTAAAAATGAAACTGGAGTAACGTCAAACAAATAAGGTTCACATATTTCATAGCCATCTACCGTATTAGTGATTTTAATAATATTGCTAGTTGATTTGTCAATATTTATACCTGGGCCTGGCTTAATAACGTCAATATTATATTGAACTGAAGTTGGCACAGTACCATCTAACATTTGATTAATCTTAAAATTGGTAGATTGGATCAAAGCTAATAAGGTATTAGACTGTGACATATTTAATTTAGCGTTAGCTACGTCCCTTTCAACTTCAGAAATTCTATTTTTAACATCTGCTATATCAGCTGAAGTTAAAATTAAGCTTTCGATGTCTGCAACTCTTGCAAACATTTCTGTATATTTTGTATCGGCATCTTTCAATAATTTAGTAGCATTACTAAGTGCAGAAACAGTATCTAAAAAGATGTCCATTCCAAATGTACTAAAATCATTGATGTTGTTTTCAACACCCACATTATCCATTGAACTGTTAAATTTAACATTCAATTTCAAAGAGAACGCATTACCATTTAAACCAGTAATATCGTTAGGTTTGTATTTTGTTTGTGTTGGAATAAACCAACCAGAACCATTAGGATCTTCTTTAAAGTTATCTAATATTAAAACACCATATAAATTAGTAGATCTATTTGTTGGCGTTGACTTAGAATATAAGTCATAGTAAACCAAAATAGCATTAAATGTGAAATCTCCACCTCTTTTAGAATAATCAAAAAGAGAACTCATTTGAGCGTCATTTACTATTTTAGCGTATGAGGATGCATTAAAATCAATACCTAAAGCATTTTCAACAATTCCAGATTCATTAGGATCAATTATAATTTCAGAATTTGCATTATCTGTAATGCTTTCTAAATTAAGATTAATATCGGGATGTGTTTGCCCAGCTCTACCTTCGATAAAACTTCCAGGAACATATTGTAAAGCATTGGTATTATAAGTTGCAGATTTTAATAAAACATTTGGCGTATAACCAACTGCAGAAGGTACGTTAATGAAAATTTCATTATAAACATCACCTTTGTAATTCTTGTCATTAGAAACGTCTATGTTTCCTAAATATTTAATAACTCTTTCATATTCGGCGCCTGTTAAAGCAGAATCTTCTAATTCGACCATTCTACTTAAAGAACCGACAGCTTCTTGAGAAGTTGCTGTTCTAGCTTGAAATGCTCCAATTCTATTTAAATATTTAAAGAAAATCTTTTCGGCATCTGAACTAAAAATTGTACTATCAAAATCATCATCGTTTAAAACCAACTGTTCAAGGTTTAATGCATAATTTTGAAATGTTTGTGCAAAATGAATGTTTGCATTACCGTTTAATGTAGTATCGTCGTATGCAGCACCAGAAGCATCAAATAATTTATTAAATTGTATGTAGTTGTTTGTAGAACCCTGAGCAGGCGCAGTCATCACAGGTACTTTAACCAAAGCAAACTTTGAAAACTCAAAGTTTAAATCCGGGTTATAATAAGACCTTGTTAAATCTCTTGCTGATGAAGAAAAGGCATATAGCGTTCCTCCTTGTTCCTGTGGTATTCTAATTAATGGTGTTGCCATTGAGCGAAATTTCTTTTATGTTTTGTGATTCAATTATAGAATAGTAGCTAAATAACTAGATACGATATTCCAAAAACCTTCAGCGAATCTAACAGTTAATGTTGCTTTATCTGCTAAAGAGATTGATGTAGCTCCAGAAACGTATGCTGTATCAATACTTAATGTTCCGCCATTTGCCATGATAGTAATTTCTTGTCCAGCATTACCAACAGGTAAATTAACGCTATTGATTGTTGAAGCATCTACAATATAAGTAGAATGCAAAAACGCATTAGCTGCAGGTAAATCAGAAGTACCGGTAATTGGTCCGATTTTTCTAATAGAATATGCAACATCAGCATTAGCGGTAAATGTACTATTAATAGTTACAGGAACAGCGGATGTTACAGCAGTTGAATTTGCTATAAATTTATTAGATGCTACGTTTAATGAACCGAATGCACTAGCACCAGCTAATGTAATAGTTTCGTTTGTAGTGTCTAATACACCAGCAATAGAGGCTAAATCGTTATTAACGTTAGCGAAATTGTCATTGATAGTTACTCTAGACGAAGAAACGCTGTCAGTACCTAAAATTAAAGTTATGTTTGCCATTTTTGAACAGTTTGTTTGTTATTTTAATGTGACGCTTTATCACGTATTATTGTATTATATATCATCTTTAAAATTGAACCTGAAACTAAATATACAATTCTTCAGCCTTGACTATAGAAAGCATATTTCTGGTGATTTCATTTTTGTTTCCATTACTATCTATTAATTCTAATTTTATAGCGTAATCGCCTCTTTCTGAAAACAAATAAGTCAACCATTGATTATAACAAGTAACTTCTTCAAATAGTGGATTTGAAGTATTATTTATAGTCCATTTCCAAGAAACTACGCCCGGCATATTTGTTTTTTCAAACGCGAATGTCAAGTGTGTCATTAGAGTTACCTTTGCGTGATCATCGAACACAACAACATCATTCCACGTTGGATTATATGCTGTATAATGTACTTTACCAATAACTTCACCACCAGTTTGACTTTCAAAATAAGCATCTTCAAAATCATAAGTTGAAGAATAATCTTTACCAACTGCTAGAATTTCGTATGCAAAATCATCAGTGTCATATAAACCATCTGCGTCCGCGTCTATTATTACTTGATTCCATGTGAATTTAGAAAAAATAGGATTTGTTGCAGGCGTTAAGGCATTCAATTCATCACATATTGCAATCCATGCTGCAAGATCTGTTTGATCTGTTGGATATGGATTTTGAATAGTATAAGACTCGTAAATAAATTCTTGAGTACCTGGAATTCTCCATTTGATAGTCAACGGCGTTCCATTATAATATCCATTTGGAAAGTGATTTTGTCTAACATCTATTTTAAATGAGGCAGCTAAATCTGAACCAATTCTAGTAGAATCCCACGTGTTATTTAAAGCATCATTCCATGTTTGTTGTTTTAATCTATTCCAAATATAAGGTCCGGTTGTTTCGCTAAACGAAGTTGGAGAATTAACGTCTAAGTATCTTCTAACTGTAGAAAATTCTACTCCAGCTGTATCATCATATATGTAGTTGTTTCTGTCCAATGTTAAATACCAAGAAGCCATCATATCATTTACTAATACTGGACTATCTTGTGAAAAATCATAGAATCCACCTGCTAAATCCCAAGTATATGCCTGATCTTCCCAAGATTCGTTGTGATTTTTCCATTCGTATAAACCATAAATCTCTACAGATTTATTTTCAACTTTTATTTCAGAATCTTTAATCGTAAATGATCTAGAATTATATAAGTCATACATGTTTAATGTAACGTTATAAATTCCAGAATAAGGCAATACTAAAGCCATGTTATAAAGATCCTTGACAGCGCCTCTATAAGTTACTAAATAATCTCTAGGTCCACTTACAATCCATTCAATTTCATAAACATCTCTAGACCAAATATTGTCCCATGTATAAATAGATGCTCCATTATTAGTATAGTCATTCGCTGCTAAGTCTGTATCATTCCACGTATAATCTGCATCTTCATAGAAATCAGACAGCGAGGTAGCTTCTAAAACAACAGGACAACCGATCGGTACATTACTTAGAGTAGTAAACGTATTTAATTCTTTATCATAATAATGATTATAGAAATCTTTAATATCTGCAATAACGCTAGTATTTAAACTTGGTTGTAATGGAAAAGAATTGGTATCAGTTGCCAAGTCTTGACTAACTAATCTTAAATCTTCTATAAACAATCTTCTTTTTGGAAATACATGAAAATCAACTTCAATACCTGCACTTTGTACTTGAATTGTGTTTTGATTATTCCAAACGTTTTGCGTAAATTGACTAAAGAAATCACCTTCAGCTGTGATGTCTATAATCTTAGCTTGTAAGGGCAAGTATTCTGTTTGTAACTTTCTTTTTAAGCCATATAATTTTATTAAGACTTCGTCTGGTGTAAAATCAAATGTTTCTTTTACAACAGGTAAATCCCATTCGTCTAAAGATCCAGTCGGTTCATTTATTCTATAGACTAATGAAAATCTAGAAGTTTTCTTATGATTAGAATTAGGTAATTCTATTTTATCAGCTTTAGACGCTAAAAATCCATGAGTATCTTGGTTAGGTATTGCAACAGCCATTAATTTACCAAAACCTGGCGTTTGCTCGTTGATGTTTAACCAGTATTCTTTTATAGTTAAATTGTCATAACCATAAAATTTCATAGCATTTAAAAGAGCTTTATAAGTACCTATAAATGGCATTATGTTATGCGCTTCTAAAAGTAATTCTTTTCTTTTATTGTTGATGATTTTCCAATCTGTTGAGATTTCATTAATGTCAGAATCTCTAAAGATAATACCGTCTTCTTCTTTGATAGAAGCTCCCATATTTGAAAGCAATACACTTAATCTCTCATCTTCGGCTTCTGTTTCTCCATATATTAAAATCTTCGCAATATGGACAA